CGGCTATATTGAAATTCTGAGCTGCGGTTCCGGACCGGAAGTGGCTATTCCCGTAAGCATCCTCGTACCGTATGCGACCATCCAGTTCGCCGGCTCGTTTATTGCGACCGCCTAAACAAATAAGTTCTAAATTAGCAAATGGCTGTTATGATGATTCTCTAACAGCCATTTGCTAATTACAATTTTTGGGTGTGATGTTTTTTTCTGGGGAACAATATGTTCGAGCGTATTTATCATGCCTGTGCACGTACGCTTGGCTTGGTGAAATGCTCTATCATATATGTCAACCCAAGAAATAACATTACACCCCAATTTTTTAAGAAGTTGGATATAAGAGTCTCCTGATGGTCCTAATAAATTAGTAAATAATAACTTAAGGCTGCTTTTTTACACGAATTGTTGCCATACACCAGCAGCACCATAAAAGTCGGCTATATAAGAACCAAATTATTTATTAGTATTTAATCTTGCGATATTTCGATAGTTCCTTGCCTAAATACTGCTGTAACAGTCACGTCACTATTAGGCATAATAAATGTAGTCGCAAGTTTAGTTGCGTCGTCGAATGTTCCCTTGTTATCTGTAGAAATCCATTTATAAAAAGGGACGCCAAGTATTGGCTGTGCAATCACACTTATTGAGGTACCAGCTTCATATTGGCCATGTATTATATTATCAACAGAATCGGGTAAAGAACCGCCTTCTCCGACTTCAAGTGTAAAATTATATAAAATACTGCTAGAAGGTGTTGTATTTGCAACAATAAGTTCCATCAACGCCTGTCCGTCATTTGACCAGCCTCCATTCGCGGGATCCCCGAACCTTATGTAATTATCTGGTAGTACGGTGTTATCAATCGTACCGGTTTTAGTCGCCATTTGCGCCACGACGTTTATGCCGTAATAGTAGCCTTTATCAAACTCATAGTAAAGGCCATTTATGGATTCATTCTCTTTCCCATATTGTTGAAACGCCGTATCTATAAGGGTAACTTTAGTTAATAATAGCCCTGTGGCTTCCCCTGGTTTCAAGGGGGCAGCCCAATATGCCCAATTGCCTTCAATGCCTGTCTTGTCTGGGGTCAAATGCTGATATGTTCTGTCTATAACCCAAAAGTTCCCTACCGGCATTCCGGCTTTCTTCCATTCCGCCATTGTCATTACCGTTGCCGGCAATGTTTGTTTTGCCTGCACGCCGGCATTATTTTTACTTGCCGCTGTCAGATTGTCCGGACTGTTTTGATCGACATAGCTTTTATCGTCTCTTTTATCTGCGGGAGCGGGATAATAAAATTTTTGCCCGCCCATATCCCATTTCCAATAACTTTTTAATGCTGCCACATTACGTATTCCAGTGTCCAGATCCCCATCTTCCGGAAACCTATACCATATATCTTGCCAAGTATTTAAATTATTAATATCTCCATACCCGATAATTGATTTAGATAGGTTATCGGCATTAGGTATGTAATTTTCGAAGGTTGGATCTTTTGAAGTTGATTTCAAACCCGCCCCTTCTCCTGCCTCCATATACTCGGTCAACCTGATGCGGACAAAGAGATCTTCGGTGCCCCAATTTTCTACATAAACATCTTTCCTATTTTCGTTGTCAATATGATCGTCATGCAAAGTACCGCCCGCGCCGGCTCCTAGACTGCCGGCTCCCCTCCATTCGTTTACTTTGCTTGAATTAAAGCTGGTCCACGCAAATGTACCCGTGACAATAAGTGCGGCTAACGAAAACGCCGTGATACCCGCATACAGCTTGCCTTTCGTAGGCATAATAACCCCTCCTCTATATTTGATTCCATAATACAATATTTTTCTTATTGTGTCAAGATTATTTAAAATAATTTATTAAATTTCAAAAAATGTTTTGTCGAAATAATAATATAAAAAAATCCCCAAATAGGAACCTATTTTATACATAAATCATATATATCCATATGAGCGATCTGAGTTTTTCTTAGTTTATCATAATTTGTCAATATCAGAGTAATAATGGAAACTTATAGTCTATAGACATAATTTATGAAAACACACGCTCAATGAGAGGTGATTTAAAAAATACTTGATTAATAAATACTAAAAACAAAAAAAGCGAAAGGAAATGAATATGGATGATTCTGTTTTAACAAACAATACGCTAGACGGCGGCCAAGTCATCGAGTTTACTGATGAATATAAAGAGTATCTTAAGGATTTAGCGGAAGGTAATACAGCAAAATATGGCAATTTGATCCCATATGCGCACGATCCGCAATTGCCGACACCGCCTGTTGAGACGAGAACTTTTGCTGCCTCATATGACCCCAGATCCTTAAACATCATGACCCAGGTCAAAGACCAAGGTTATTATAACGGTGTCTGCTGGGCGTTTGCTTCCCTTGCGGCCCTTGAAACGTTACAAAGCCTGCACGATAACGTAAAACGCAATTATTCGGAAGAACATCACCGTTTTTTTGTAAGCACCCAAAACCCCAACGGATTTATCGGGAGAGGCGCGGATGACGGCGCGAACTTCAATTACTCTGAAGTTTATCTGACCAATTGGTCTGGTCCTGTCAATACTTCGGATGTCCCTTATAACACGAGCCCCGGAGGGACATGGAATTCCACTTCAATGGCTAAACCCGTTGTATTGCATCCGACTGGTACTTCAGCGATTGCGAACAATCAAAATTCCATGAAACAAGCTATCTTGGATTTCGGCGGCATGTATGTATCAATGTCCGGCACGGCTTTGAATTCATCCACTTATTACAATAGTACAAATCGCGCGCTTTATACGCCTACCGATATCGGTTCCAATCATGCAGTCTTTGTATGTGGGTGGAATGATAACTTCGCCACAACAAATTTTAATGCTGGGTACCGACCAAGCAATAACGGCGCGTGGCTGGTCAAGAATAGCTGGGGGACAGGTTTTGGGGATTCAGGGTATTTTTGGATGTCTTACCAAGATGCCGTGGTTGCCGCTAAAACAGCCCATTACGCCGTGACCGATTTCAGAGATGTCGGGATTAGCAAGATAGAATCACATGATTCGGCGTTGCCAAATTTTGGATTAGCATATAGCTACCTTATGTACATAAGTAATGTTTATGATTTAACCAGTGACTATAATAATTACTATAGAATGATTTCGGACGTTATGTTATATACCAGTTCGATAGGATCTACATATTCGATATATATCGTACCGGCTACATCCGGCGGAGAACCTCCGGCGATTTCATCATTACCGTCACCCGTGGCAACAGGAACCTTAACACATACCGGAATTGTCACTGTCACACTTCCGGTTCCTTATGTTATCCCCTCTGCTGGGAAATATGCGATCATCGTTAAGCAAAGCACTGGAACTAACGGATTTTGCAATATTTTTATGGAACTTGGCGATAAAGTAACAAATACAAACGGCGTTAACATTATAAGCGCCGGGCAAAGTTTTTACAGCAGCGGTAGCACCTGGTCAGATCGTACTAGCGCGTCAACTGGCTATACCGGCAACTATGTCATTAGGCCGATCCTGCAACAAGTTTCCGTAACAACCTTTACCCCCATTGTCAAAGGCGGCACCACAGCCGGCACGATTTCGCTGGGGCTCGCAAGAGGACTTTGTGTCATACTGGGCAAGTTAAAGTTTATCCATGTCCATGTGGTAATAAATGCGATTTCGGGCAGCCCGACCGGAAACTTGCAAATAACCGGCTCGCCGTTTACCCCGATATACGAAACGCCGCTGGATTTGGGCGTGACTAGCTATACCGGCGTGGATTTGAACCAGCGTTACCTTACCGCGCAGATCCTTCCGAGCGGCGTGATCGAGATCCTGAGTTGCGGCTACGGCCCCGAACAGGCCCTGCCAGTAAGCATCCTCGCCCAGTATGCGACCATTCAACTCGCCGGCTGTTTTATAGCGACTAGCTAGGTGTAGTACGTGAAAGTGAATTTTCTGAAAACATATAGGAGGCTTTGTAATGCAAAAACCAATGGAAATAATGACGCCTAACAATGAAATAATGACAATAGAAAAAGCCCTTGAACTGGCGAAAGCAGCAGGCGCTATGCGTGTGACGGAGGAGACATGGACGCCTATCGTTAGGGGCGGCACCACTGCCGGAACAATTACGCTGGGACTCGTCAGGGGTCTGTGTTTCTCAATCGGGCGTTATAAGTTTATCCACGTCCATGTGGTTATTAACTCAATTTCCGGCAGCCCGACCGGCAACTTGCAAATTAGGGGCTGCCCGTACCTGCCCGTCTACGAGACTCCGCTGACTATCGGCGTAACAAGCTACACTGGCGTGGATCTGAACCAGCGCTATATTTTCCCGATAATACAAGGAAACGGCTATATTGAAATTCTGAGCTGCGGTTCCGGACCGGAAGTGGCTATTCCCGTAAGCATCCTCGTACCGTATGCGACCATCCAGTTCGCCGGCTCGTTTATTGCGACTGTCTAAAAAGTCATAAACCGTTGACAGGGCAGTTATCATTAACAATCGTTTTGTAGCATCATAATATGTCGCTAAATATTCGAAATAATTCTCTTCCAAATCAAATGTTAAACGCCCCGGCTAAGCAGGGGCGTTTACATATATTTAAAATTGCACAAATCATTCGAACACATGAATACCTTATGCATAATAATGCTGTCATTTATTTTTTCGGGAATTACTGTCTCATAAACCTGATCCCCGCAGATATTGCAGATATCTGTATAGTCACAGAGGCCGGGATCATACGGTTTTTGGTATTTTTTTATTAATTGTTCCGGCTTATAAAGTTTTCGTTCGCCTGTTTTAACAAAACAATGGTAACAGGAAAAAACATGTTCAAACGGATCGAAAAAAACGTCACCGCAAAGGTTATATATCAGTTCCTTATCCTTGTATGCATATAAGGCCGGTAGCACATCGTTTTCGAAACATTCGAAAGACATTATGCCCGTCTTTTTAAAGCCCTCTTTGTTTACCTTAGGGTAAATAAAATAAAGGCTGTCCGTATGGTCAATAATAAACGCTATCCCCTGGTTGCATACAGGGCAGCGGAAATAATTTTTTTTACGGCATTCGCGGGCATATTCCCAATTTGGGTTTAAGCGTTTTTTGCCGTCCTCCCAAAAAATATAGTCATCGTCCTCGTAGTTTGGAAGCCTGTCCCTCCCAGTTAGACTTTTCTCATACACGCGCCATCACTTCTTTAATTATCATTCTTTAACTCTATATACCCCTTCTTTATCCAGTCCTTCGTTATAGAGCCATATTTTCTAATATACTCGCCGTTATAGGTTGCTGCGCGCCCTTTTTTACGGTGCTTTATGCCTTTAATTTTAGCTTGTTCTTCCGCCTTTGCGGTCCATACATACAAAGGTTGCGTTGCTTCTTGCATAACCATAGTCCTTCCTCTAAACCTATGGGCTCACGTTTTCAATTGCGGCCACAGCTATATCGAATTTTTCTTTAAGGGTCATCGGCTCGCCATGGATTTCTAAAATCTGTTTAATCTTTTCTGTGTATTCGTCTGGTACTTCGTATTTAAAATAGGCATATGTCTTGTCAAAGCTGTCGTCGCAGTCGGATATAAACCCCGTCAGCTTCCTAAGGTCGTCGTTGAACGGGCCTGTGTATACTTGTTCAGGGAAGTACGTATCGTGTTCCACTTGGTTTTCGTAATACAACCGATTCCCGCCCCCTGTGCGTGTAAGGAGGACGATAATAGGTTCGCTCATTTTGTCGTCCATCCATGCGAAATATGCGTCCCTGAAGCGCGGGACGGTAGTATAATCTACACCAAGGGCGCTCAATGCCGCACCGGCGGTATCCTCTACTCTAAACAGACTGTTATACATACTCAAAATGTTTTCCTCCTTTAATACTGGCTGGCGGCTTTATCTCCGCAAGGGTAGCCTGATGAAAGTTGCAGCGCGAAGCTGTCCAGCTTTGCCCTGTAGGTTTTCATCGCGTTCCATATGCATGACTTCATATAGTGCATCTGTTTATGAATAACGGTTTTTTTGGACGCCTCCATGAAGTCGTCCACTGCGGACTCAAGGACAAGCCTTATCGTCCCGTCCATGCGCAGGTATTCGTTAATCTCGTCAATGACGTTCGCGTATGAGACGCTGGTGTTGTTAAGGAAGATGTTATTTTTCATCATGCATAATTCGTTTACCGCCGATACGCACATCTTGTATAAGCCCATTGCGGGTGCGTAATCATAATCATCATACTCTGATATTAACTCTATAGCAATGCGCATTTTTTCTTTGTCCTCACGGTATTCGTAGGGGAGCTGGCATTCTTTGCTTAGTCGTGATTCAATTTGACGACGGACGCTTTTATTGAGGGAGTCGTCAGTTGTAGGCCTGGTTGCAGTAGCCGGCGCATGTTCCGTAATTGCGTCGGCAGCCATTCGGAAGTTCATTTTTATAAAGGGCTTGTCCTCTGTTTCAGAAGATATTACAGATTCATTTTGTTCTATCAATCCATCATTCGATTCTATGTTCGTCCCTTGATAGATAGATAGATCTATAGTGACGGTGCGGCTAACTAGGTTGTTATTAATACAGTTGTTACTAATATAATTGTTACTAATAGTGTCCTCTTTTACCGTGTCCTCTTTCACCGTGTCCTCTTTTACCGTGTCCTCTTCTATAGGCCCCTGTATTATGTTCGAGTCATTTTTCACTGTATCCTCTTCTATAGGAACTGTTGATTCTATGCGATTCGTCACCGTGTCCTCTTCCGTAGGCCCCTGTGATATGTTCGAATCCCTTTTCACCGTGTCCTCTTTTACCGTGTCCTCTTCTATAGGCCCCTGTATTATGTTCGAGTCATTCTTTATGGAGGAACGTTTTTTGGCGCCTTCAAATATAAAAATGGTATGGCTATTCCTCTTAATGGAGCTGTCCATGTTAGGCTCAATTTTTTTGCGTTCTGGATCAATCTCATTTGCCAAAATGATATCAGGTACACAGTATCGCCCATCTACATGCCTCTGCGTAATGGCAATGTAGCCGTACTCGATAAGCTCCTTGCGGTACTTTAGGTATGTATCTTCCTTTACACCCAGGTGGTAAAGGATATCATTCAGTTTAGGGTATGCCGTGTCGCCGGCCCCTGTGTAGGAGCAGTAATAGCAGTAGATGGCTTTTGCATAGATGTTGATGTTATCGTCTTCAAGAGCCGTGCGCGGAACGAAGCCATATCCAGTGGACATTATGCCTCTTAACCTGATTTTGCCGAATATTTCGTTTGAATAATTGTCTTTGAATTTTATAGGTTTATTGACTATCGTATAAACATTTTTGGAAAATTTATTGCGTTCGATAATTGTTTGCCTTACGGATACGTACCCGTTGCTTTTCAATTCGTTCAGGCACTTATAGTATAATTTCTTCGACATGTCTAAATGCTTTAAAATAAGGCTGCGGGACGTGTACGAAACGCCGCCGCTGGTGCATACGCACAGGTATGAGTACAATACTTTGGCCTTTGCGCATATGTCCGGGTCAAGCATGGGGTACTTTGGGACTACCCCGTACCCGTGGAGGTAAATGCCCTCCATTTCTACCTGCATTTCTTCGTCGTATTTAAGATCTATGTTATTTTCGTTTGCCCCCATCGGAATTCCCCTATTTGGTTATTTGGCATATGTGAAAATAAAAAACCTTTCTCCGCACAAGAAAGGTTGCATAGATCTGTAAAATCTTGCTCAATTATTATATCATTTAGACAAGTCGTTTTAAGATTTATTTTAAAAAATTTTGTCGGTAAATTAATCCTGCTTAAAAATAAATTTAAACATTGACTTTTCCATTGGCTCTGATATAATTGTTTAAGCAGACAATTAATGCTCGCGCATTAATACAGATCCGGGGTCCTTAATATCCGCTTGCCCTGCCAAAAGCGTTCGGATATAAGGGCTCTTTCTCATGCTTAAAATTTATTATATATGATATACCAGTATTTGTAAAGGCACATATAGAATTTACGCATATAATGTTAGTGATTCATTTCCCCTTTTTTTTATACATATTTACATTATGTACCTGTCCTCAAATCCGCATCTGTTTTTCTGCCCTCGATTTCCCGGACTTTTCTATAGAATGTATTAGCTGATATATTAAGGAGCTTCATGGCCCTGACGGCTTTTATTTCCCCTGATTTCCATTCGTTGTAATATTTTAAAAATTCTTTCATGTTTATTTTAGGTTTGCCGCCTTTATATTTCCCGGCTTTCTTTGCTTCAATAATCCCTTCCCTTTGGCGCTCAAGCATAATGTCCCTTTCGAATTGGGCTATGGCTGCAAAGAGCGTTAGCATCAGCCGCCCAGACGGGCTGTCGGTATCTATGTTTTCTTTTTTGCTTATAAGCTGCACGTTTTTAGTTGCAAGCTCGTCAACTATTTTCAGTAAATCCATCGTGTTCCTCGCAAGCCTGGAAAAGCTTTCGACGATAAGGACATCCCCCTTGCGGACGAATGCCATCATCTTTTGGAAGCCTTCGCGCCCGATGGATTTGCCGCTCATTACATCTTGGAATATTTCCTCGACCCCGTATTCATCCATGATGGTTTTCTGCCGCGCAAGGCTTTGTTCCTCTGACGAGACGCGTATGTAGCCGACCCTCATAATAATCCCCCATGTTACATAAAAACTGGTATTATTATAGCGGAATATCAAATATATGTCAACAGGGTATTAAAATTCTATGGTTACATAACTTTAAAATAATTAAAGCCCTGATGACATATAAATCATAAAAATAAAAAACTGGCAGCACGGGGGGCTCTGAAAGTATGCTTTTTGAGATAAAAAATGCTGAGGTGGATTATTCACTTCAGCAAAATTCCTTAGTTGCCTAATTTATTTTCGAATACCTTTCTGACCGGATTGAGCGTTCTGTTCTGTATACAGTTTTAAGAAATCAGCATCTGGAGTTAGCCATCTATCGGGAATATTCATAATTTCAATAACAGGTAAGTTTGCCTTTTTTAATTTCATCCATAAATTTATAAATAAACCAATAAAGTATTTATGATAAGCGGGACCGCCGTTCTCGTCCCTATGCTTATAAATATCCCAGAACCCGATAGGGCCTTCTAAGGCAAGCATTGATTTAATACAATATGTCATTGTTTTTCCGATACGTCTATCTATAGGCATATGGACATCATATTTTAGATATAATTTTTGCCATTCGTATAATTTTACATTAAGAGCATTTTCTATTATAGGAATTATATTATCCCAATTAATATTTTCTTTCATTAATAAATTAACCTCACAAATATTCTATTTCCGAGCGGTCATCCGGCCGGGTGACGCGGATGGTATGATCGGCCTGCCCGATGAGGCTGCTGTTATGGGACACCATTATATATTGCCGCCCGAACATGGCGGACGCATTCTTTAAATAGGAAGCAAAGCGAAGCGCATAGTTATCCTTGGTCGGATTATCCGGGTCTTCTTCACGGCTTAAATGCTTGCCCGGCTCGTCGAATATAATCGGGCCGCGCAGTACCGGCTTATGGGAGAGTTCCACAAATGCTATGCGCAGGGCGACGGAGACAACGTCCATGGCGCCGCCCCCGCAGGCGTTCTGCGGGAGCTGCCTGACCTCCTGGCCACCGATGTCTTCTATTATATAAGCCTCCGCATACGGCTTACTTTTCGAAGATACCGGATCGTCGTTAAGCTCTATCTCGAACCTCATGCCCGGGTAGAAAATAAATTGCAAGGCATCCGTTACGGTATCCTCTATAAAGGACTTCACGATGCCCCTGGAATATGTAGATACTTTTTTAAGGAACATACCTATAACCTTTTCGTCTTCTATTTCGTCCGTAAGGGCGGCGACCTCCTGTTCAAGGGCTTTCTTCTGGCTCTTTAATATGCGCGCCGCCCCTAACCGCTGGTTATAGTCCTGCTCCATTATTTCTATCTGCCTGCCGGCTTTTTTTAAATCGTTTGGTTTCATAAGATTCACCTAATATAAGCAAAATGGGTCATAGTTAAATACGGAGATAATTTCGTCAGTGACTTTGTGCTTTAATACTATTTCCCTATTTGGGGTGACGACCTTGATTAAAAAATAATCGTCGGGGTTGTAGCCGTTCTTTTTAATGAAAACCTTTTGGTTTTTAGTTAGCCTCTTCCCGTTCCTCATCGGTAAATTATCAACCTTCCTCAAAAGATTAATCTTCTTCGGCCTCATCAATGTCTTTTACCGCTTGCTCTGTAGCCGCAGTTTCCTGGGCCTTTATAGCATCATGGTATTCGCAATATTCAATTTCTTCAAAGCCGATCACATAAATACGGAAATTCTCCGGCACAGTCATATTCGGCGCGTTATAAGTGCCATAGCAATCCAATGTACAAGTCGCATAGCACTCACGCATTAACTCATCCGCCATCTCGTTAACGGTCTGAAGAAATTTATCATACTCCCTAAAAATAAAATAACTCTTTTCCTTTGTGCTTAATTCTATTTTATAATAGATTTTATCTGGCATATGATGCCTAACCCGTTCCAGTTTTAATTTAAGTATGCCGTTCTCGATCCAAATGTCTAATTTGAATATAGCAATGGCATCGATTTTTTGGTATTGGTATTCCATAGGCAAATAGTCTTCGCCAATTAAATCAATCCCGCTTTCCCGAAAACAGATAATTACGGAAGACGGACCTTTATCGGCAAAGTCGGAATATTCGGAAAGCTTTTCATTTAAATATTCATAACAGTGAAACAAATCGCCGGCGTAGGAGTCCGTATATTTGGCAGCATACCGGACAAGCGCGTCTTTTATGTCCGCCCAATTCGTCCCGCCTTCCGTTACCCATCTTTTATTATCTGAAGCCGGATAAAAATCCTTGAACCTGATTAGTCTCGGATACATGGTGTCAACACCCCTCATTATAATTTACGACATCTTTTGTATGTCGTAATCCATTTACAAATCATCTTCTTCGTTTTCCGTATTGTTAAATATCCCGGACAGCTTTTTAAAATCGGCGTCGATTTCATCGGTGAGCCGGGCTATCTCGGCCTTTATGGCTTTGGAGTTTGGTTCGCAGCCGAATTTGTTTTTAATCTCGGCAGACAGGTTCTTAATATCTTTCTCAGTAACCCGTATCTGTTCCTCCGTACGGATTTTCTCAGCCTCTTGCTTAGACACGAGCTTCCTGTAATGGTTAAGCGTTTCGACAGTATTAATAACGGCGCCCCCTTATAATCTACATAGCCCTGTTGCATAACGGGCATACCTCCAATAAGTCAAAAACCTTATCGTAATCACGCTGATAGCCCTCTTGCTGCTCGGTTATATTGACTAAGTTATTTTTTAATAATTTCAGGCCGCTATAAAGGCCGGTCAATTTGTTGTTTTCGGCGGAAAGGTTTTTAAATAAAACCATGTTTGTTTCTATCTTTTGAATAAGGGCATTCAGATCTATGACTGGGAACTCCTTTTTATTTAAATCAGATAATTTATTTTTTGAATCTTTAAGGCCGTCAAATAAGAATTCAAGCTGCCCCTGCGCCTGAATGTTTTTCGAGATTTTATTAATTAATCCGGTAGCCTGATCGGTATCAATCAGATTATCAAGATATTCTTTTTTCTCTTTCAGGACTTTATATGCTGAGCTTAGTTTCTCGTATAGCCCCTGCAACTCGGTTAGCTGATCGTTATTCTTTTTTATTGCGGCATAGAGGTCCTTGTACTCTAAAATCTCCCTGCGGTAGCCCCCGAGGCCGGCGTACTGTTTTAAATGCTCTATCGTGGTTTCAAGGTCAAGCCTCTTTGATTTTATGTCCTTGTTCTTGGACATAAACGACTTCCGTATTTCCCGGATAGCCAGGTCTACGGCGTCTATATCTATTAGATGGCCCAGCACGGCTGCCCGGTCATATCCGGAAGCGCCGATAAAGAACGGGGGATCGTGTTGCAGCGCGACGTTGGGAGTGACCGTATAGTTTTTTGTAAAGGATATAGCCGGTACCTGTGACGCGTTCAGCACATTAATCGGCATCTCCTTGAATTTTTCGAACTCGGTTTCCGTGCCGTCGGCTTCGCGGACAATGTATTTCCCGGTATTGGATAGGGTACGCATACGCTTTACCCTTACCCCGTTTGTATACTCTACCTCTACGGAACAGGACTTGGCGCCTGCGCGGATGAACCCGGCGCCTTTAGGGCTGTCCTCAAATACCCAGTCAAGCGCCCGGACTATGGCCGTCTTGCCTTTATGGGAGGCGCCGACGATTACGTTTAGCCCATCTTCAAACTCAATAGTTTGATCCTGGTAGCTCTGAAAGTTCTTTATTATTACGCGCTGAATGGCTATATTGGCCTGCTCTTCTTTATAGCCTTTAAACGCGAGGTCATTGCTGTCCGCAATCTGTGTCAGCTTGGCATCTTCCACATATTTTTTAGCCTGCTGTTTCACGCCGTCTTCGAGGTTGTCTTCCTTGGCAATGTCATTGATAATATCATTGAGATCCCTGGCATTACTGATATTCTGGGAAAGTTTTTTCGAATAGCCTTTAAGGGCGGCCGCGGTCTGCGCGTTCGCCTTATTGGTATTGAAATCAAATATGGTTTTATAAGGCTGCGCGCATTTTATTTCTTCTAATTGATAAGTTAAAGCGCCATTTTTAATATCTACAACATAATAATTGACGTTGCGGCTGCATATAGAATTCCGGCCGAACGAACCGGGGTTTAAGAATACAGAATGGTTCCCACTTGCCCTATGCATTTTTTTAACTTCGAAACCGTCATGATAATGGCCGGATAAAATTAAATCAGGTTTATATATCTTTGCGTCGTTAAGAATATCATCGATAGAAGTACAATAAACAATAGATTTGCTTTTATTTTTTGCGTCTTTCTTTTTCTTTTCCAAATTCGGATCCGTGCAGCTCACGAATGGGAAAGCAGATGAAGGCAACAGCATTCCGTGGACAACAAGGATATTGAATTTACTTAAATCATACTCCTTCATACCATAATCGATATGGATATTTTCTTTGAGCATGTCCATATCGGGATAGTGCCGGCAGCCCTCGATATAAATGCTGCCGTCGTCTATTGCTGTACCGATATCTCTATCCAGTAATGTCATTACGCCCGAACGGCAGGCATAGCCCAGCATCGTATTGTTAAGGGCGTCATAGTTATACCCTACGGTATCATGGCTGCCGGGTACGCAGTACCACGGCTTGTTAGTAGCCTTTACCTCCCGGTTGAACGCGCCCGCAAGCTCTACCGATATACGGGGCTTGTCCGTCCAATCCCCGCCGCATATCACGTAATCAGGGTCGTGCTTATTTATGTCCGCGCATAAATTCTGAAACTTTTTTAGCAAGGCCTCCGGATAATTATCCGTCCGGCTGGCCGGGGTCTTGTCCGTTATGTGTGGATCCGTGAAGAAAATTAACTTCATGAGGCGACCGCCTTTTTTTGTTTTTGATGTTCTATATACTGCTTCCAGTATTCAAATTCAAATTGCGTTCCATTTTTGGTTTCAATAAAATCCTGATCACATTTGCAATTAAAGCAAAACATCGTTTTGACGTGCCCCGACTCCCTTTTGCTAAACCTTAGCCGCGGCACTATAAATACCTTGCCGCAGGACATGCAATGGCAGGGGCTGAGGAAAAGTTGCGTTGAATTTCTATAAGTAACTTTCATATTTTCACCGCCTTCCAATAAAACAGGCCCCAGTCAATAACTATATACTGACCAGGGGCCTTGCGTTAGTCTGCGTTATCTTCTTTATCCTTTTTGGATTCAAGATAATTAATTACTATATTAGCTTCATTTTCTGTAGGTCTTTTCCCGTTCCTTTTCTTTAACGCCGGTCTGCCTATGTTTTCGATTAAATAATCGCGGTATTTATTTTTATCGATTACTTTGGTCTGATACAGCTCCCTAATGCGGTCCATTTGATCCTGCGTAGCCGACGGGCCTTCAAAGGCGGCCATCTCTTCCGCGGTCAGTATCGGTATGTTCAAGTAATTGCGCAGCGCACGGCCAATGGCCCTAGTTCCAGCCATCCTAAGCATGTGCGGCCTAATATATTTATTCGGCACGCTTTCGGGTGACGCGTCCCCGATATCGGAAAAAGTGCAACATTCCACATTGCCGGCATATTTATTATATTGCACGCCTTTTATAATTGCCTTGACGGCCGCATAATTTCCGTTTTCTTTTGATGGGACAGAAATAACGACCATATCCAGTATTTCAAAAGGCCCGCGCTCATGGGCCAGGGCCACCAGCCCGTCAACAGCAATATAATCGTCGTCCCCTTTCACTTCACCAACGACGAAACGGTCTAAAAACTCCTGTGTCAGGTTAGGCCTGTCCTGTTTAGTTATATCCCATCCTTTGCCGCTCACCCAGGGCGGCGGCGCCCCTGCTTCTAATTTCTTCGGTACGGCCAGGTTAAACACCCCCAAATAAAAAATGTAAAAAAAGACGGCTTTGCCGATTAATCTACCATACTCGTCGGAACCGTGTGTGTTACCCCATAGCATGAACTGAGGATGATGCTACATATCTATTAAATTCCAATTTCTCCATTAATTATTAATATACATACATTACGCGAATATATATAATTCTGCGTATGATTACAAAAGGAGAATCATCTTATGGAACGATTTCTAATTGAGATACGGCAGACTCGTTTATACCACGTTGCGATTAACGCTGATTCAGAAGAAGAAGCTATAGCGTTAGCTGAAAAACGTTATAACATAGAAAATATCGATGAGCCACTGGACTTATTCTATAGTAACTATACTATTTGTGGCCCTGAAGAAGATGAAGGCGAACCTATGTCAGCCCCGCCGGGGAGTTATAAAATCCTTGAAGTTCCAGTAACATTCGATAAAGATAAAAATATGATAATAGATGAAAAATATCAACAAATTATTAATAATTATCGGCGAAAATAAATCAATCAGTTATTTTATCTGCCAGTCTATAGTGCCCCTGCCATGCTTCGTTAGGTATTCGTTAGCCATGGAGAAATGCTTATATTTTATGAACGTGTCGCCTTGCCCTGTCATTGGGCTTGGGTGCAGGCCGCGGATAACAAAATGGTACATACCATTTATAAATTCAGCCTTCCGGCGCGCCTTATGGCCCCATAGGAAGAATACCTTTTTTGATTCATGATCGCTAAGTATCTTTATAACGGCATCTGTAAAGCTTTCCCAACCGGCGTCGGCATGTGAGTCGCTTTTGCTGGCCCTTACGGTCAGCGAGGCGTTTAGCAAAAACACGCCCTGTTTTGCCCATGGTATCAGGCAGCCGTTGGACTTGCTCATCTCGCAGCCTATGTCGTTTTCAATAGCCAAATATATATTGCGGAGCGACGGCGGTATTTTAACGCCTTTATTTACCGAGAAGGACAAGCCGTGGGCCTCCCCCGCGTTTATATATGGGTCCTGTCCGATTATGACTACCTTAACATCGTCAAGGGGCGTCAGCCGGAAGGCATTATATATGTCTTCCGACGGCGGGTAAATGGTTTCATTGGCATACTCGTCTTTTAAAAACTTCCGGAGTTTTTTGTAATAGGCTTTGTTAAACTCGCCTTGTAGAGCGTCTTGCCAGTCTTTAGATAAATTAACCATAACGCCCCCATTAAATTATAGATATTTCGAAGATTTCCCAATGGCTAACAATACTAAAAGCATTTATCCATGCAGAACTTTCTTCCAATTCACATTCGGCTATTTCGTCAGGATGAAGGTTAGGTTCTATTTCTTGCAAAAATACGTTATTATAATCATCAGTCATTGCTTTTCTGGCCTGTTCAGGCGTATCGAATATTTTTGGGGGCACAAATTTATTATTATAGTAGATAAGCAATACATATTTCATTTAATCATCCTCGTTAACTCCCCTTATAGAGTAAATGATATACGCCTTTGGAGTAATTATCGTCAAACCAATGCCATATTTCTTCCCGGGATGTTCCGGCTTTAAAAAGCCACCAGTCATTTTCCAGGGACATGTCGGTATCCGGTTTAGAATCGTTAAATGGGACATTCGCAAACTCGTCCCATCTTTCTCTGATATATTTATCTCTTTCCGGTTTTAATAAGCCTTCCAGATGCTTACGCGTATCGTCATCCAAACCCGGGATGTCAAATGTAAAATCATCGTATCCGTTACCGCCTTTGGAATGAATGGCATAATTGTAAGTGCCGAAAAGCGTTACCATGTTGTCCTCAAAATCATAACTCAGATAAAGGTTGATATAATCCTCATTTTCATTCGTATGTACATGGACGCCTTCAAAATATTCGTCCGGGTTAAAATAGACTGGGATATTAAAACTGATTTCCGTATCTGATCCCCAGCACCCGTCCGTAAGCTCCATATTCTCTAGTAAGGGTTTTAACAGCTTGCTCATTTCAAATGGTTCCATTTACGCCTCCAACATGGTCGTTTTATATTTCCTGCCGCCGTAATATTGCGGCTCGTTTTTTATATGTGCTTTATAAACGGACATTTGCCCATTAATATATTCGGCAGGGTATTCCGGCAGGCAGAACCCGGAGAGCTTTTTGCCTGTATAATACGATGTTATCTTAGACAGCCGGTCAATGTCAAAAGCCGGCGCCGGGCATTGCCCAAGCTCCTTGCGATAATACTTCGTATAGGAAGCAATGTTGGGGATATATTTTTCAATATAATTTATTTTTTTTTCTTCCGGTTCCTCTTTTTCCTTCATGTCCTGAATAAATAGAATAGCTGTGCGGATATTAAACGCCAATGGGTGTATCCCGTGCCAATGCGCGCCGTAATAGAACGCGGGGTCCGTTTGCCGGTTCTTCCATATGTCGCAGGACTGTTTAATGTCCTCGCTGCCAGCAAAGCATTTGCCTTTTACAAGGGAGCATTTTGTAAAACAGCTATAGCAGCCGCTCAATTCATATACCGCCTCCCGGCCGGAGTTAAGGCCCGGCATGTAATAAAATAGTTTTTTCGATTTTAACAGTTAAATCAAATCCTCAGGGGCATCCAAACCCCAGCGGTCCCATTTCTCTATCGCTTCCGTTGAAAATAATTCTATCCGCGGGAGATCCCCGCAAAGTTTTACGATCCGTTCCCGTACCTCACCCGGTTTCTTTGAATGTTTGCTTATGGGGGCGGCCACAGTGCTGTGTACCGAGGCGCTCTCGCGCTTGGGTTTCCCCCTGGTGGCAAGAAGGCATACTTCAGAAGAGGATCTTGTCCAATTTCCCATACCCCAAAACCATGTATCAGACATTCGGTTCTTTTTAACCCAATTGAAGGCGACAGTTTTATATTGAAACGACCATGCTTTTATAACGTCTAAACCTTCTTGCAGCATAGGGAACGTGACCCATAGGAACAAAACAGAATCCTTGCCGGCAATATTCGAAACAGGGAGATCTTTGATCTCATGCGGCCTTAAGCACGGGTATTTATATCCGGCGCCGCGTTCCCCCGAATGGCATTTGTCATTGTAAAACCACGGCGGATCCGCCAAGATGATATTATATTTATTTGCAGTATTAAAAATATCAACCTTCATAAGTCTGCCTTTTTAAGAGACTCCATATGGATTTTGCTGCTGGTCGCCTCTATCTGCCCCTGGTATTTGCTTGCCTTTATGTCACCATACATTTTATCGGCCACCTCCGCCTGTTCAAAATGGACGTGCGCTATCTTCATGTCTTTATATATTTTAATATAGTATGGAGAGTCATTCTGGATCTCAAATGTTACCGTGCCGCGGAACCCCGCGTCTATAAGCCCGGCGTCCTCTGTCTTAATCGCTACCCTGGCTATGGAGCTTCGTCCTTGTACAAATGCCACTATGCCAGCCGGGATGTTTAACACTTCATTTGACGCCATGAGGATAAATTCGTTAGGCTGCAATATATAAAAATCCTCGAACTCCCCTTCGTCATATAGGATAGGCTTGTCTAAGTCTATAAACATGCCGAGCAACCTGGAGGAACAAATGAATTTATCGAATATATCGTTAAACTGGATGCTTGCGTGTTCTTCATCGTTCATATATGAATTCGGCCGCAGCTTTTTCCATGTGCCGCCTAACGTCAGGTCAAAAGAATTCGGGCGTACCTGATAGTCTATTTGCTCCGGCGTCAAAAGACCATCAATCAAGAGCCCTTGCCTGTTGTACTCTATTATGCTTTTGTCGCATAAAATCATATGTATTTTCTCCCTATTCCTCTTACGCCCTGGCCTTTTTAAAAGCTGCAAACCAATGTTTCAGATTCATACTCCCACCTCAATGTTCGTAACATACGCCGGATCAATCTCATTCAGGAAACGCGACGGGGGTATCCTTACGTAAGCTTTCTTTGCGGTATTGAAGGTGTTGCGGGAACGCGTCAGATACAAGTATTTCTCGGCCCTTGTCATTCCTACATAGAAAAGCCTGCGCTCTTCCTCAAGCTCGTCCTCTGACGCCTGTAAGGCGAAAGCATGTGGCAATAGGCCGTCATTGCACCCAATTAAGAATACGTGCGCAAATTCAAGCCCTTTAGAGGAATGAAGGGTCATAACCTTTACTGTATCGGTGTCAGGATCGTCTTCCGGCTCTATGGCCAGGTTTAACGACAATATAAAATCTTCTACCGTTGGGTCGTTTATTTCTTTTTCGTATTCTTTGGCAAAATCCATCAGGGTATTGATATTCAACAGCCTGTCTGAATCTTTGTCGTCATCGGAATTAATAAGGTCTTTGCCGTACTCTGTATTGGCCAGCACATAATTGATAAATTCGGAAGGGGTAAGTTCGGCCTCGCATATAGCCCTGACCTCCCTTAAGCAAGCGTCAAGGCCCTTTGTAGGCTTGCTGTATTTAACCGCGGCCCTTAAAAGGGAAAGGTTGGACTGCGCCGCATAATGTTTAAGGTTATTGACCATTGTTTTTCCGACGCCCGGCGCATTGTTAAATATGCGCTCGACAGAAATATTGTCTTTTTTATTGATATAAAGTTTCATATAAGCAAGGATGTCTTTGATTTCTTTCCTGTTAAAAAATGATATGCCGCCCACGATTGTATAAGGCACCTGCAAGGCACGCAGCGCGTTCTCGACTTCGATATTCTGCTTATTGGTCCTGAACAATATGGCGATGTCCTTAGGCTGGTTGCCTTTGGAGATAATATTGTGTATATTAAGGGCCACATTCTTAGCTTCCTCAATAGGCGTGGCATAGGAGCTGGATTTAATTTTCTCGCCGGGGGCGTTGGTAGTGAAGCAATTAAGCTCTACCCTTTTTGTGTTATGCCTTATCAATGACTCCGCGGCATTGACTATAGTTTTAGTAGACCTATAGTTTTGCCCGAGGTTCATGACCTTTCCGGAATACTCGACGAAATAGTCGGGCTTGGCGTTGCGCCACCCATATATGCTTTGATCAGTATCCCCGACGAACATCTTGTTATTGTTCGTAAGCATATCTGTAAGCCTGAGTTGCAACATGTTGGTGTCTTGGCATTCGTCAACGCTGATATATTTGAACTGTACCTGTTCGCGGACATCTTTGTGCCTGCGCAGCAGGATATAGCAGTAAAACATCATGTCGTCGAAATCAATCAGCTTGTGCTTCCAGCACTGCCTTTGATAGTTGTCATATATATTATAAATGTTGCGGTTAAGGTTTTCTTCCGGCACGCCTATCTGGATGCCGGCTTGGAATTTTGACGGGCTAATTAAATTGTTTTTTAAATCGCTTATTTTATTTTTAAAAAACCTAACCGTTTGTTCTTTCTGATCGCCCTGCGATACGTATTCATTGATAAGGTCCTTGATTATTTTTTTGGAGTCCTCCTCATCGATGATTGAAAATTTAGCAAGGCCAATCCTGTCGCCGTAGCCTCTTAATATGTCAAGGGATATTTTATGGAACGTGCCTACGGTTATCTTCCGGACTATGCTGTTAGGGTATACCCCTTTGAGCCTACCGACAAGGGAAGCCGCGGCTTTGTTTGTAAAGGTTACAAGGCATATGTCTTTCGGGTTTATACCAGACTCTATTAAATCGATAGTCCTTGCTATAATAACCCGGCTCTTGCCGCTTCCCGGCCCGGAGCTTATAAAAGAATCCTCATTCCTTGTCTCGGCCAATACCGCTTTTTGCTGAGGGTTCAAACTTTTTATAATTTCATTTGCGTTTTCTTGATAAGCTAAATTACGCATAATTTTAATCCCCTTTTAGTTTTTTTTATATCACCTCTTTCTTAAATACATATAAAACAAAACGGCTTTGCCGACGAGGGCGGGCAGGCGGTTTACCCCTCGCACCGGACGCTCCGGTCGCAGGGGTCGCACCCCTCGCTGCCCATCTCGTCGTCCGTAATCTCTTCATCGACGCCGGCCATGTAACGGGCGTTAGCCTTAGACTCCTTTTTAATTTCGTTTATCTCTGCTTCATCCAAGTCAACGCCCAAATCGTTTCCCAGTTCTTCCTCGCGGTTCAGATATAAAATCAATTTGTTATAAATAAAATCAAAAAACTTTTTGTTTTTTTGGAGATAAACCCGGAACTCTTTGAGCCCGTTAAAGGCCAATTTATTCCCATGCTTATCTACCAAGGTTTTATTCTTGTCCGGGTAATATATCCAGGAGCCGCGTATCTCAACGAGCGGCTTCCATGTGCCTTTTGATACGATGAATACGTCCGGCATCTCGCGCTTAATAGCGGTAGCAAGGTCGGCATATATATTAATGCCTTTGCCGTATTCGGCGTAATATGTGCATTCCTTGAACGGGTGCCCTGTAGCCGCACGGTTCTTTGTTATCTTTGCGTGTATGGATATGACTTTCTTCGGGTCTACGCCGCTTTCTTTTTTGATGAATTCCCGCGTCAGGCGTATGCGCTGCCACGCCCAAAAACGAAGCGCACGGCCTCCGCCTGTGGTCGTTGAATTCCCATACATAGACCCTATATTGTCCCGCTCTTGGTTTGTGAAGATAACAGTTGTGCCGGTTTTGTCGCATAAAGCATTTGTTACCCGGAAAAACTTGCTTAACATCCTTGCCTGCACGGCAATGACAGACTCGCCCATGTCTTTGGACATTTCTTCTTTGGGGGTAAGGCCGGCAACAGAATTAATGCCGATAAGATCAAACACGCCGTTCGATATAGCCTCCCTAATCCTGTCAAGGACCCATTCGGCGCCTTTGTCTGGGTCGAACGGTATAAAATGAAAGCGGTCCTTGTCTATGCCATGTTTCTTTATGGCGTCGCCTAAATCAACGGAAAACTCCGTTTCAAGCCAGCCGGCAATAAAATTTGGGTCCTCTTTTTGAATCTTGCCTATCGTATTTAAAATAAGTTCAGTTTTCCCGGAATTTTCCGGGCCGTACAGCTCTATGACTTTGCCTTTTACGAACCCGCCGCAAAGATGTATGTTCAATTCCAATGACGGCGTAGGTATAAATGTCTTTTTTGTCTTCTCAACGGCTTTTTGGCCGCTTATAATCGTTCCTTCGCCGAATTGCTCATTTATTTTTTTTTCGAACTCCAATACCCGCTGCTTCTTATTTTTGTCTATGGGCATAACTTTGGCGCCTTCCAAAGGGATATTTTCAAAATCATAGTCGTCCAGGCCTGCCGGCATTGCTGTAGCGCCTTCGGCCTCCGGCGGCTTAGTTTTTTTCACGGATGTTATGGCGTCAAGATTTTTTTTTGGCCTTCCCCGCTGCATATTTGACACCCCTATTCTTCAAAGACCCCTGTTATTTCTGATGACGTGGCTTCATCATAAAGATCGCAAAGGCTTAGTTTATCGAACTTAGCCCTTGCCTCGTCTTCATTTTTGGCTTTTATGGACACGCTGCCGATAATTTCAAAAGTGACAATAAATTTTTTCAATAAATCATGCCTCCTGGGCCATTTTCCTATATTCATTGGCTATCCCTTCAAGGATCCCCGCAGTGACTAGCTTGGCCTTTTTATCGTCAGGGACCGATTCCTTGACATTGAAATACAGGTATAAAACCGTGTCCCTGACTGCTTTTATATAGCCATTTTCTTGATCCATTTGATCACCGGCTCCCATCTGTTGTGTATGGGGTCCCATTTAAAATCCCTATAAAAACGCTCAAGGTCAACGGACGCCCCTGTGTCATCCGCACGGCACGGCTGCCAATAATAATCCGTGCCACGCAGAAAAATTATTTTTGCGTAGTACCCCAGCTCCCGGCATTTTTCAACTGCCGAGGCCAAGCCGGCCGCACCGGTTGCTCCGGTCGCACCGGACGCTCCGGCGGCAGAACATTCAAACGTATAGCCAGCCATTCAAAAAACCTCCGACATGACATCCCGGAGGTATATATATACCTCCGGCTCGGGTATCGAGAACATATGTTCGAGTCGTAATCATTCCTTTATATTACTGATGTTTTGCTCCTAAAAAGGCAGATCGTCATCGTCCGAATCATCGCTGTCTTCGTCATAGTCCTTTTTACGCCTGGTTGACGGCTTAGCCGCAGTTTTAGTGGCTGTACGGCCGCTTGTGCGGGAAGATCCTGTTTTGCCGCTTGAGCTGCGCGCTGCTTTTGAATTCTTCTTTGGCGGCTCATCTTCTTCGTCCTCATCGTCGCTTAATTCGTCATCGGGAAGATCATCAAAGTCGTCTTCTTCGTAATCTTCGTCCTTTGCCTTGCGGCGGGAACCGTTGCTTGTCTTGGATGAATTTGAAGAACCATTGCTCGTCTTAGATGAATTTGAAGAACCGTTGTTAGATTTTGCCCGCTTGCGCCTCGACGACGTACGCTCTTCCTCCTCATCTCCGTCTTCGTCATTACCGTTGCCGTTAGGCTTGCCGAATCCAAAGCCCCACGCGACAACCTCAAAGTTATGGAACCATTGATCATCGCCGTTCTTGTCTTCGTATTTATATGGCGCATAGGTACATTGGACGGTTATCCCGTCGCCTTTATGCATGTTGTCCATAAATGCGTCAATGGCGGCTTCCGAATTGCTTAGGTAACTGCAATTAACATAAGTGGCCTCTTCCTTGTTTGGGTTGTTACTGCGCACGGCAATGGAAAAAGTAATTTTTTCGAACTCGTTCTTTTTGCTGCCGACGGTTTTGACATCCGGGTCTTTCGTAAGCCTGCCGGAAAATACACAGACATTATCCGCGTTCGCATATGCCATATTGACTATCCCTTTCATCTTAAAATGAGAGCATACCCTTATAAAGATATACTCAATAAAACTTTAAGGCTTTGCCTTAACCTTCGTCTGCCAGGCTGTCGATGACGCCTTCCCTTTGCCGTTCGATATCTATATAGAAACTATTTGAAAAAGGAACCGTTTCAGGTTCCTCATACCTTAGAAGCGCGATGGTAAACGCCTCGGCCATGCAGTTAACGATTAAGAACAAATCATTAACCTGAAGGTCTTTTAGGGCTGCAAATGACATGATTTGATCAAAAATATATTTAAACGTTTCGGCCATCCCTAATGTGAGGTCAATCTCATCGGCCGGCGTGGCTTCAATATTGCCGATATAATAGACAATTGCTTTTGAAACGGTTTTCAAAATAACCAGCGCATGGATAGGCTTAATTTTGTTTTTGACAAAAATATCGGCCAGGTTTAGATACAGCGCCTTGAATTTTTTTAACTCCCGGTTTAACTCTTTTTGAAAACTTATATTCGATATTTCGTCTATAGACTTTTCTTTGCGTGCGGCTTCCCTTATCGGTATAAATTCCATTTTTAAAAACACCTACTCCTGAGGGCAATCACCCTGGCAAATTCTGCCTTTGCTTATTATCCTAGATCCACCAACGGGGGTATGAACTCTTTAGCGTCCTGATAAGGGCTCTTTTTCTTGGGAAGGATTTTAGAGCATTTGATATTGTTGAATTCTTTATTGACCTCGCCATGGACGATAATAACTTTGCCCACTCGGGCAATATCGCCGTCAAATGCCTTGTCCCTAAAAGCGGTAAAATTCTTCCCAAAGAGCATAACGTTAAAATTGTCGCCAAATTTATCTTCAATCGTTATCTTGGCGAAATCATTATTGTTTTTTGCCTTGCTTATAGCGCCTGCCAAAATAATGCCGGAAGTCTCTATATATTCCCCGTCTTCTGCTTCGCCGAACGAAGTGTATGGGTAATTGTCGAGCGTTGTGTCCGATATACACATCCCCATATATTTCTTTTCCAAATTGATTTTGATCTTTGGGTCCGTTTCATAAACCTTAATGCCCGTATACGGCATAATTGCAGCCTTTGATTTTGAATTTTTTTGATAAAGGCCGATCATCAGCCTATTAAACAAAACGTACCTGTTTTTATCATAAGAATCGAAGGCCCCGGACAATACGAGGGCTTCAAACACAGTTTTATTTACGGCATTGCTCTTTAGATTTAACTGGTCTTTTAGCTCCGCCTTTGTAACGGATTTGATTTTTTTATAAAAATCCTCAATAGACAAAAACAGGCCTTTGGTGTCCCGGACGTATTTTATTATTGCTACGGCATTCGCGCCTACGCCCTTTATATTTGACAGGCCGAAGCGCAGCCTTTTATTGCTGTCAGTGTCTATATCAATAGAAAAATATGTTTCTGATTTATTGATGTCGGGGCCAAGGATCTCAATGTCCAGCCTTTTGCATTCCATCAGCGTCTCTTTGACGAGGTCGTCGTTGTCATGGGTCGTGAGGCAACTGAGCGCCCACTCGACAGGGAAATACGTCTTCGCCCACATAGTCTTATAGCCGATGTCCGCATAAGCCGAGGAATGTGCCTTATTGAAGCTGTATTTAGCGAACTCGGACATGTTCGCAAACAAATGGGCGACCATCTTTTTGTTGTACCCGCGGTTAATGGCCCCTTCACAGTACGGGGAATTTTCTTTTGATATGCCGATGACCTTAGGCACGTCTTGCGGGTTGTTTATGTCTATTTTTGAATAGACCGACTGTTTGCCGTAAATAAATTCATTTTTGATTTCAGGTATTTTATCCAAAAGTTTTTTGCCGAGTACCTTCCTTATCCGGGAGTCGGCGGTGCCCATCGTATAGCCGGCAAGCACCCTCGATATATTCATCAATTGCTCCTGGTACCAGAGCGTCCCATATGTTTCCGCCAGTATCTTGTCCACGTCCGGATGTATCCTGTTTACCTCGCCGCCTTCTTTGGCGATCAAATATAGATCCATCATGGATTTGTTCGTTACCTTGTCTACCGACAAGGGGCCGGGCCGGTTGCCCGCTATAAAAGCGCCTATGTCATCGAAGCAGTTTATCTTAAATTTCTTAAGCAGCCGCTTAGCCGAATTCGTGCAAAGCTGGAAGCCGTCGGTGACATGGCCTTTATTGATGGTTTCATAAACTTTTTTGTCGCTAAAGTCCTCCGACTCGTACCACTCCATGTCAAGGCCGGTAATGTTCATAAATTCTTCCAGGGCAGACAAGGTCCTAAGCCCCAATAGGTCTATCTTAAGGAGGTTAAAAAGCGTCGCGCCGGCCATATTATACGTCACGACCGGCAATACTGACGAACCGACCGCCCGTGCGAGCGGCACATAGCTTTCCAGATCTTCGCCCGATATAATCACGGCCCCGGCGTGGAGCCCTATGCCGGTTATGCAGCCCCTTATGCCGTCCATCCCGTCTTTGGCGTACGGGTATTTAGCGTAAAAATCCTGTAGCCTTTGGTACTGCTTCTCAATGTTTTGCCATTTGGTTTCCCCGAGCGTGTCAACCCAGTTGTCCTTGTCGTTAAACAGGATCTCCTCGAACAGCTCCGGGGTCAATGGCTGCTGCTCCACTTGAGACGCAAGGCTCCTTGTAAGTTCGTTCGTCTCTTGGAACGTGTCTGTGCCATGGAGGGAGTCATAGGCGCGCATAATAGCCTTTAAGCCGTTCTTGACGCCTATATACGTGAAGTTTTCCAATTGGACCACACGGATGCCGGTAGGCAGCTCGTATCGCGTTTTTTTGACCTCTTCGGCCACGGAGTTGTATTCCAGCGCGAGGTATTCGATCATTTCGGGCCGGCGCAGCTTCGCCACGTCGATGTCTATGTCGGGGAACTCTTCGCGGCTGCGGTTAATGAACCGTTCAAAGACAAGCTTGTTTTTTATTGGGTCTATGGCAGTTATCCCGTTCGCGTACGACACGATGCTGCCGGCCGCCGAGCCGCGGCCGGGGCCTGTCAGCACCCCCCTGTTTTTTGCCTCCCGTACGAGATCCGCAAGGATCAGGAAATAGCCGGAGAACCCTTTTGGTATGATGTTCTGGTTTAGCTCATAATCGGCCTGTTTTAAATAGCGTTTCTGATCCCTAGCTTTTTTTATCCCTTGTTCTTCAAATTTCCGCAAAAGCCCCTTCTTAGTCTCTTTCGTTAAAAATGTGTCTTCCGTGTACCCGTCCGGGACACGGAAGGACGGGAAGAAGAAATTCTTGTCCTCCTGGACATAGCTGATTTCGCCTATGCTGCCGTAAAGCGACCTGGTGTTTTGGATAAGCGTATCCGAGGGCAGCTTATATTTCCGGCAATAAGACCTTACATTGCGTTCCGACATTATATAGTTGGTCTCAATCGTATAAGGGCTGCGCCCGGCGGCGAGGAGCAGGATATCGTGGTACATCTTGTCCTTCTTTTTGATATAGTGCGCGTCGGAAGTGATAATGCATTTTGTATTTGTTGCCCACCCCAACTGTATAAGCTTTTGGTTCACTACGAGCTGGGTGGGGTCTTCCGATATTTGAAGCTCCAAATAGAAATCAGCCAAACATTCTTTAAAGCGGTAGGTTGTTTCTTGGGCGGCCTTCATATAGCCGTCTTGAATAAATTTCGGGATTACGCCGCCAATACACGCAGAGCTTCCTATGATATTTTTGCCGTATTTCTCAAGCATGGCAAAATCGGTACGCTCATAATATTTGGACGACTTATGGACGTTCATTTTATTTAGCCCGGCGTCAGACATTAAACGCACAAAATCATGGTACCCGCGCTGGTCTTTTGGGATCAGGATCAAATGGTACGTGTCCGGGTTATCTTTTAAAAGCCGGTCCCCGGGTGTGAAATAAAATTCACACCCGATTTTAAAAGGCACGCCGGCTTTCTTCGACTCCGTGATAAGCTCGGGCAATGCCCGGATGTTTCCGTGGTCCGTCACGATGACCCCGGCCTGGGCGCTTTCTTTGATTGCCTGGAACAACTGCGGGGGTTTTATGATCGCGTCATTAACCGAGTAAATAGTATGTAGGTGGCAATGTACGAACTCTTCCTGCTTTATGTCCGGAGAGTTGTCCGTATACTTGCCTCCTTGCCCTGTACCGGACATAATATAGCACCTCCCTGCCTATCGCCCTTATAAGCTTCAAGAGCGCAGCTACGACGCGCTGTATGACATGGTACTTATGGATTAGCGCGATTAGCTTCAGAATTAGCTTCTCTGCCGTCTCAATAATGTTTATCACCCCCTTTCATGAGGGGATTTATTTCACAATACAGTAACCTCGCCGCTTACTCTTATGAGTAGCGTATTCTCGTTGCTGCACCCGACGATTCTGAAATCAACATTGGACAGATGGCCTTCGCTGATAAGCCTCTCTTCAAGCAAATCAAGAAATTTCTCACGGTCGTTATCAATTAACTCACCTAATTCTATTTCAAGCACGCCGGATATGTAGGTCTCTTCACCAGGATCAAATTCTAAGTTTGCGACATCGCATGGCTTATCTTGGATTTTTAAGCCAAAACCCGTAAACGTATAGTTTTTCATTAATTTACTCCTCAATTACGCATAAAATATCGCGCTGGTTTAATATGATAAAATCCTCCGGTTCGCTGTCCATATTGACCCGGATAGGGGTGCCGGCGAACCGCACGAATAAAACTGACTGGCCTGTCTTATATATCATTGGGGTAAAGCTGCCGTTCTCTAAACAAATACCCTGCCCTGCGGCGCATACGGCGCCCTGGAACTTAGTTTCTGCGCTCTTTTTCGGGATCATGATCCCGGAGGCAGTCTTTGTTTCGGGCTCGTAGCGCCTCACTATATACCGCTCCCCTAAAGGGACGACATAAGTTTTGTTATCATCCGTAAGTTTTACGATAGCGAGGAGATCCCGCTGGTTCACCATCAAGAATGTCTCATCTTTTTTACCATTCTTCGGACAATCGTCCGCTGTTAAGCCTACCGGCGTCCCGGAGAACTTTGTGAACAGCACGGTATCCCCTATTTCGCAAAACATTGGCGCACGGGTATTGTCCGGACGATTGTCCGCGGACGATTGTCCGGTGAGCAGCGCGCCTTCCCCTTTGCTTATGACCACGCCCTGCATCCGCTCATCCTGCGCGGCCGACGGTATAAACACCCCGCCTTTCGAGCCTTCTTTGATATACTGCTTGATTAAATATCGTTCGCCAGTAACCCTGATTTTCAAAAAACAAAACCGCCCTTCGAATAAATAAATTAAAAAAAGCTAAACAGTTATATACCGTCCAGCTTCTTAATTATTTATGTAAGTACGGTTTTGATCTAAATCTTAAAAATCGTCGTCGTCGCCGAAATCCTCGGCCCTGTCGTCGTCGTCCTCGGCAAAGTCGCCATCGAATTCGCCCATGTCGTCGTCCGCGTCTATAATGTCGCTGTCCTCTTCTACGCCATCGTCCTCATCAGGCGGCTCTTGTTTTGCGGGCTTGCCGTTTTTACTTTGTTCTTTTTTTTTTGTTGACGCTTTAGGTTTCGGCGGGGGCGGGCTGTCGTCGTCATCGTCGCTAAATAACTCGCCGTCATCCGCGGGCTTCGTTTCTTTCTTCAGCGGGCGGCCGGGCCCTTTCTTTCCTACGGGCTGCTCTTTTACTTCGTCTTCAAAATCGTCGGGATCCGGGTAGTCATCCGTGGCCGTTTCCTGTTTCGCCGCGGGCCGGGCGTTGTTTACGGGCTTCTTGGGCGCCTCGGCCGAAGGCTTTTTACTGTTTGGCTTTGCCGGCTGCGCGTCTTCCTTACTGGCGCCGGCGGCCTCTTCATCCGGCCCTTCCGCAACAGGCGCTTCGCCAAGGATGATTTTTATAAGATCCTCTTTCCTCATCCTGTCCAAGGCCCTCTTGTCATACAGCATGTCCTCGGTAAGCTGGCGGCCGTTCTCGGCGTCGGCAATTATCCTTACGGTATAATTATCGGATTGCGTGCCTTCTATAACTTCGGGTTCGTCGCCGGACCAGTCAACGATGGCTTCGTATACGATCTCGGCTTTAAACCTTTTGCTAAAATTATACGGGCTTAATTTCATCTAATTAACCTCCTTGATAAATTCTTTACATATATATACTAGAGGGCTTTGCCCTGAGGTTTTTTATTCCGGTTCATTTTTCCTTAAAAATTTAATTTAAAGTTTCTCTTAAATTATCTTCGCCCACTACCCCTATGCCTAAAATATTTCCGAAGCCGCCAGGGCAATAATATATCATTAAAAATATATAATTTAAATACATCCTAATAAATAAGGGGCATAGCGTTTTTTTTATACGTTCTGCGTATCCGTGGTGTCAATCATGCGGTTGGCCTTGGACAAAAGCTTGCCCAGCGAACTCATGGACGTATCGAGAAGCTCTTCGTACACGAGCATTTCCTCTTTGTAGAATTTGAATCGCTCCTTATACGTATTAATTGTTTTCGCGTGGAATTTAACGTCGTTCGCAATGCCTTCCTGCAAGTCCTTCATGATCGCGTTTATTTCTTTCGATGCATTATTGTTTACAGCTTTTAAAAGCATCTCGTTTATGTCCTCGGTATTCACGAGCGGGAACACTTCAAGCCGCTGGCCGGGCGCCAGCTCGGACAGGTCGTCCATTAGGCTGCGCATATTAAAAAGGGTCTCTTTATATTTTTTCGGGATAAATTTAAAATACCCATTCTCCATAATCGAAACCGGGTGCATGTTATTAAACATCTTCATAAAAATATTGCGCAGCGTCTTCTCATTATGGTACTCGGTATTGTTTTCATACACGGACTTGATCCCCCGGAGGATATCCTCATATGGGTATTCGGGCAACACATTTTTATTTCTGTTTATTTTTAAAGTGCCGTCATGGCGGTTAAAAATAATCTTTGCGATTTTCGTATAATTTAATTCCTCATTAGGTTTATTGATAATCTTGCGGCCAAGGAACCGGATTATTTTGTCGTCGTCGCAAGTAGTCTCGTCAATTTCAAGCTTGGCGCCGACAAGCGCGTTGTTATACATTACCTCTATGCGCTTGTTCTGAACGCTTGCCGTTGCGCGCCGGAAGGCGTCATGGTTCTTAATGCTGCTGACAAAATCAGTGGGCAGGTTATTGTTCTTAAAAAGCTCCGAAAGCTTTTCTGGCGTTACCTCTATTTGGGACAGCGAGTTCCCGAATATATAGCCCAATAAGATATCGTCGCTGACCTCCTGGATAGTAGGGGCGATGGCCTTATTAACCTGCAAAGGCTTTTTTTGCGTCTTCCCGGGGTGCTGTATTATCTGGGCGCTCTGTGACATTCTAACTCTCCTTCAATTTTGTTATTTGCTTATTCTTTGCGACCGTAAGGCTAAGCGGCGCCAGCCATTCTTTAAGCTCCTTTATCGTTTGAAAAAACCGTTTCCCATTGATGGGGAGTATTTCTTCCCCATCAATGACGGCATAGCAGTTATTCGCGATAAGCCATCCGGCATACATTTATATACCCTCCTCCAAATTCAATTCATTTTTAATATATTGGTTAAAATACCCGTCGAATTCGTTAAAACTGAATTCAAGGTCGTCTACGTCCATAAGGTATGCTTCAAGCGCCACATAAATATTGTCTTCTTCCATTAGCTTTCTAACTGCTTCTGCCGTATACCCGCTGCATGTTTCGAAAAAATTGCTATTAAATAAAACATCAAAATATGTGTTCCATTGAAACGATATGGCATTATAATAGCTGTCCTTAAATAATTCCTCCGGGGTTTTTTTAAGCTCCTTAGCCTCAAATTCTTCCCAGTCAAGTTCTAATTTGCCTTTAAAATCTCTAATCAATAAATAATCCAATACAACACCCCTATATAGGGCCGCAATTTTTACTTTGCGGCCGACGGTCGGCTCCCAGCCGTTATTTGATCGAATATGCCGGATACGTCCTTATTTCCTTGGACAAAATCATTTACATTTACAATTTTGTCCGAGAAGCCTTTTAAGCCGTAATCGCTATATTTTCCGATCATAATCGAAAAACAAGAAACTTCGTTTCTTTCTTTGAATTTTTTGAATAGGTCGATGAACATCGAACTGACATTGCATTCGCCGTCCGTAATGAAAACAATGTCGGCTTTTTTGAAGATTTTATTTTTCTGTATCTTATCCATACTCCACCTGAGGGGAGGTTCGAACTGGGTGCCGCCACCATAGGCGAATGTCTCCACTATATCAAACAATTCCTTTACGCTGACTTTGCCTTTAGGGAATTCGTATTCCCTTACAACGTCGGTCCCGAACGAGCATATGCAAAAATCCCGTTTTTGTAACTGGGCAAGTTCCAACAGCCCCACGACGACAGCTTTGGACCAGATTTCCTTTTCCCCAAGCATACTGCCGGATTCATCGAGGCTGCATACGATGGGGCCGCGCCCAGATTCCTCGGCGTATGATTTTTCATATTCAAGCAAGTTGTTTTCAAGGAAGTCCTTAAAGAAAAGGGTTTTTAAAATTGGGTTGCCAAGCTTCATAAGTTCCTGGGGCAGGATATTCGATAAGTTGCTGCCGATTTGAATCCCTTCAATCTCAATCTTTACATGCGGCTGCTTGCGTTTGAAGGCCGCCTTGGCAAGCACCCTCATCTTGCCAACAGAATCGGTAAACGACTTTATTTTGTCCGACTGCCGGATGCGCTCGATGGCGGCGCGCTTCTCTTCCAGCGGGACGCGTTCGGGGTTTATCGTGTCCTCCAGCCCCCATGCGGAAAGCGAATCTTTATTCTTTTGGGTTTCCTGGTTCGCCTGCTCGATGGCGCCGCTCATGGCGTCGCCCATATCCAGTGACATCTTTTTTACGGCGTTGGGATTAATCTGCCCCGCCGCCTGCTGGATCTGCTGCTGCAACTGATCCTGAAGCTGCTTGGCCTTGTCTTTTTTTCCCTGGGTTTTGGCCCTGTCCGCAAGGTCTTGGAGCATCTTCATCTGCTGCTCCATATCGTTTATGTTATTGAACTGATCCATCAGTTCTTTATGTTCCTCTTCCATACGTTTAATGGCGGCTACAAGCTCCGGCATGGCGTTCCCAAGCGCTATGCCGGAATGCAGGAGGCTCCCGTTGCAGGCCTCCCTAAGATCCGCCAGATGGTTGTCGTTGAACGCCTGGCTCATAATCTTGGAATTTATTTTGCCGGTTTCGGAAAGCTCGTCCTGATCATACGCTTCTGGCTCTTTTTTATATATAGAGGCGAACAGGTCCCTTGCCAGATATTCAAACGAGTTAAGGGTCTCTTCCCCTTCATTCAAGGCATTAGTTAATTTTGAAGACATGTCGGTAAGCAGGCCGAATATTTCCCCGTCCATTTCCGTCTGCTTTATAAAGTTATCGGAAAGCCTAATGCGCTCTTCGCCAGAATGGCCGTACGGGTTGTCGCTGAGGTTGAGGATGCCTTGGATATCGCTTTGGTCCACCATATCAAACCATCCAGTCCGGATCGTTGTCGTCGTTGTCAAAACTTTCTTCGATATCATCAATGGCGCCTGTCTTGTTTATATGCGCTGCCGAGGACGACCGGACAATGTCCGAGCCTGACGATTGCCCTGACCTGCGCCCGGATTTGTTTGACCTTGGGGACAGGTCGAGGAGGTCTTTGTCCTGCGCTTCGTAATATTTCTCCGTGTAATACGTGATCTCTTTATATAGCTTGGAGAAGCTCTGCGCCATGGCTTTAGGCATGGCCTTGTTAATAGAGCCATAGTCGCGCACCTGGTTGCCAAGGTCGGACATCTTGTTGATAAGCTTTGTCATTTTTATATTGCTTTCCGCGTCAGCCCCAGTGATTTGCTCATAGTCCCTTTTGAGTTCCTTAAATTTATTTATGATTTCGTTATACTGCGTCTCATAAGGCGATATAAATTTAGTCAGGGCCTCGTCAATTGCCGGCAGCTCCTCAAGCTTGCGCCATAGGCCGTTGCGGATGACCCCAAAATCGTCAAGCTGCGCCTCGTTGCGCTTCTTTAGCAGCGCTTCCCCCTGTACGGCGTGCAGCAGCATAATCTGGCGCCTAGTGGATATGCGTATGCCCTGGTTGCGCAGGCTGATGATAAGCTTCGAATATTCTTGCAGCAGGTAATCGGATATCCGTACCTTTTTGGAATATTCATTAAGCAGGAATATATCCTCCACATCCACCGCCGGGAGGTCCATGCCTTCGAAGTCATTATTGAGGTTGCTGCGGTAGACGGCGATCATGTTGGCGGGGTCCTTTATGTCGTCAACATATATCCGCATAAGGAACCTGTCATGCAGCGCTTCGAGGCTGCTGTCCTCTTCCGGTATCTCGTTGGAAGCGCCAAACATCGTTATGAGTGGCAGGTTCATAATATCAGGGCCGTTATGGTAGATCTTTTCGTTCATAACGGACAAAAGCGCGTTTAACACGGCGCTATTGCTCTTATAGACCTCGTCCACAAAAATCAAGTTCGCCTCTGGTACCTTGCCGTCTGTATTGCGCCGGTATTCGTCGTTCTCAAGCCCCTTTAATGAATATGGGCCAAAAAGCTGCGCCTCGTCCGAAGATTTTGTAAGCAACGTCTCAAAGTATGTAGAGTTCTCTATCGTCTTGTTAAGGAAACGCGTAAGCATGGATTTTGCGGTCCCAGGGGGGCCGTACTGCAAATGGTGCGTGCCGGTAATAATGCACACGATAGCCGTATGGATGGCGTCTCCCCTTTCGCAAAACAGCGACGCGGACGCCTCTTCTATCTTCCTTAGGCCATTGACGGCCCTGCGCAGCCTTACTTTACGCGTCTCTTTGTCAAGGCTATTAATCTCGTCTTTTATTTCCAATATGTCCCGCATAATAAACACCCCACATTTCAGAAATTATAAAATCAAGGCCGGGCGGGTATTACCCGCCCGTCTGTTTAAGAAGCTTCCTTCAAGATTTCGGGGATTGCATTTTGATATTCTTTTGGCACAAGGTCTTTTAAGACATCCTCAAAATCCTCTTGAAACACAAAGCCGCATGTTTCTCTATTGGCGGAGCCAAGATCCGTGCATTCGATATAAAATAGCGGTTCGGTTAGGTACCTGTCATAGATCCTTATCTCTTTTTCCAATAAATCACGGGCTTTTTCCGCGTTCGCCTTTGAATACGATCCATAGTTATCAATAATGGCTTTTTTTGTGACGACCACCCAACCTAGCTGCCCGGAGTCCCAACGGCAGCCAAACGGCGACGTGCTGATTGTAATGCCGGAATGGTCGTAAAGGTAAACCGGCACGACGATATTCTCTTTTTCAGCCAGCCCGATTAGTTCCGGCATCTTTAAATTTTCCAATATGGATTCGGCAAGCGATGTCAAATAACCGCTGTCGGCAATCGAATACGTATACTCGGTATACCATCTGTCCGAATATTCGCCGTAGGCTTCAAGCTGGTATAACTTTTCGCCGCGGTTGTAAATGATCTGGAGGTAGTTGCATCCTTTCCGGTTTTTAATAAATTTCACGATGTCTTCTTCCGGGACGGTTTTTAGGATTAAGCTGACAAGGTAGCTTTCCGGGCCGTCTCTCTGTGTATCCCGGTCCAATGTGCCCAATGAATAGCGTTTATGGAAGAAAGCCATTTCGCAAAACGGGTCGCCTATTAATTCAAGCGGGTCAATTGATTCGGTTTCATAATCTATCTTAACTGAAATGTTATCGTCTTCGTAAAAGGCAAATAGATTTTTGTTATAGCTGCATTCCGCGCATTTGCCCATTTTAATTGCCTCCTATTTAAAATAAAATGATTTTAAAATAAAATAAAAATTACCCGCTGTTATATATACAGGGGTAATTATTTTAAATAAAATATTTTCAATATTTACCATAAAAAAAAGGGCTGTACGGAGGCCCTTGTGTATTCTGGCAAATCGGCGTTTATTATATTTTTCATTTCTTCCTTAGTGACTAGGATCCATTTTTGCGTATCAATCAAAAATATCTTCATGCCCGGAGCGCCTCCTCTATGTTATAAAATGTCTCGCCAAAATCAATCCATACCCCATTTTCTTCCTGGCTTTCATCAAATGGGTTTTGATTTATGATATTGCGCCATTCAGGTTCTTCGTCATTAAAGCCGCATAGTGCTAAGTCATTTATTCCATGTGCTATGTCATAAATATTAAGCGAAGCCGTGTTGCATATACTAATTGAAGCTATTGGATTCATAAATACCCCCCGACTTTTCCCGGTCTAGGAAAAAGTAAAATTATGCCGGATAACCAATGGTTCCGGGCACAAAACTAATATCGTTGTCCCCGTCTAATATTGGCTGTACCGGGGGCTGCGGGTCTAAAGTAAATAAGCTTGTTATAAACGGCTTGATTATGTTATGGACGCGCTTTAAGGCATATTTATTACCGCCCGCGGCGGTCGCGCCGCGCCGGAGGCCGTTTGCAAAATACCTAAGGGTTTTGCCGGGTTTATTTACCGTGCCGTCCCCTTGCTTGCCGACAAACTTTGAATATTTTTTTAATCTGGCAAGCTTATTGGGGTTCTGTAAAAAATGCATGTAATATAAAAACAAATAATACTTAGACAAATCCTTATTCTCAAACCGGATATTATTAATTTCAAAATAATCCGGCTTAAGGCCATAGCCGTCGGTTAATTCAAATGGGACTGCATATACGCCTGGCGCGCAGCCCTTTGTAACCCGCTTTGACAACAGGTACCATTCGTCTATGGATTTGGTCTCGCCAAACATGGATACCATTGCGTTTTCCGGAGAATAGCTGTTTTTGCCGGAGCAGTATAATGTCGCCATCAGGAACACCCCCTAATTAATATATTGACAACAAAAAAGGCCCCGTTAAGGGGCCGGTTTACATTTTTGTTTAATCACTGCGTATTTTAATAAATCATTGGTGGAATACGATTCATATATAGCCGCCAAGTCACGGTCATACTGCTGTATAATATAAGGCGATTCTTTTTGGCGCTGTACGGCATTATACAATTCTTTGCTGAACCTATTCGGGAGTCCCAGAAGCTTTATGCTTTTTACTATACTGTTTGAAATATCTATCAGACATATGGTAGCCGCATAACCCGATGTTGGATCTTCTATCTTTTCTAAATCGAATCCTGGCGAAAGCAAATAACTAAACGGCATATCGTTCCATGGCTGCGGGCCGAATTTAATTAAGAAAAATATGACCGATTTAAGTACAGTAAGCGCAACGGTAATTTCGCCGTTTTTAATATCGCTTATTTCTTCGGATGACGGATTGTTATAACACAGCAGTATCATAAGCCCGCTTTCGTCTATAGTAATGTAGTTGCCCTCTGTTTTTGGAATGCTGCCGGGAAAAGGCTTTCCGACTTCTAATACCATAAGATTACTCCTCGTCTTCGTCCCATAAATATTCGCCGAAAACTTTATCGGCTTTAATTTCCGCCTGCCATTCCGCATCCGTCCTATATCCGGAATCATGATCCGGGATTTCAATAAACTCGGATACTATTAACCCCTGGTCTATAAGCCTGTACCACTTCCCCAATGTTGTCCCATGATCCCTGTCAAGCATGTCGTCCGCCGCCAGGCAATAGCCTTTTACGGTACCTAAAAGATCTTGTAGACTTTTACGCGATTCCGCCCTGCTTGGCGTATATCTGCTTGGCGAAAAATCGTCGTCGTCGTATTGGCTGACACGCTCAATGGCTTGGCTAATCCGATGTTCTTCTACGGCAAATTGCCTAAGGCGCAGCGCAAAAATATCTTTTATTTCATTTATATCTTTGCACATTATTATGCTAACACCACTCTTCCGGAGCTATAACGATTATGTCGTCTTGTATTTCATACAGCTTGCCTATTGTTTCGTATAAATCCTCAATATTATTATTCACGTCCCAAAGTAAGCGTAGCTGGCCACCATACCTGTTTTCGAGATACGCGCCGATATCATCTATTTCTTCTGTACCGGTTATCTCTATTTCCTCGTTTAGCCCCAGAATCCCTAACCCAGCGGGCGCTAGACGCGGGATGCCGTCAACAGACGACCAATTGCAGATGATCATTTCTTTTGACTCGTTAAATATGACGATCCCTGACTCTTGACCAGTCACTTCTTGTAAATTCATATAACCTCATTCTTCCTGGTTTAGTAAGCTGGCTCAAATTACTAAAATCCTAGCTATTATTTTAATGTAATTTAAAAGAAAATGCAAACAAAGCATATAAAATAGAGCCCTTTCGGGCCTTAATCCGTCTTCGAATAATATTAAGAAAATCTAGTCGATTATTTCCAGGTGATCCGGGCCCGTGTAAGTATTGTTGGGGCTCCCGTTGTCCCATTTCACCACGACCTGCCCGTCAAACGTCAGCCATTCGACTGTGCCGGTCTGGTTTTCCTCTTTATCGCCCGCTGTGAACATAAGGCTCATTACCCTGTCCCCGGGCTTGAATTTATTGGTTTTTGGCATATGTATCCCCGCTATCTGATTTTATCAAAATGACCTTTGCGAAAACATTTGCGTGTACTTACAAATATCCGACTCGGAAATCGAACAGAACTCAGGGTTATCGTCGCCTACTATAAAAAATGTCCCTACAATTATGTCGTTACCGAACCAGCAGTTCGGCGGGAGGTTATTAAGCTTCCCTTCTTCGTTGCAAACTAAAACGGCTGTATCGGAAACACTAAGGGTTTCGATATAGCCGCCATCAATATTTTGCATAGATATTAAGTCCCCGGATATTTCGGACACATAAGGCTTGTTCCCCGGCTCGATGATCAATATTTTAATGCCCCTCACCAAACCTTTCTATAATGCCCTCTAATACAGCTAAATCGCTGTCGGAAAGCTTTTGTAAATCAAATTTCCAACTAAAGGCCCATTCGATCTTCTTAATCCGGCTGCGCCGGGCAATATCGGCTTCATAAAGCCCTTTGTCAAGCCATAGGGTATACCCGTCCCTGTCATTATAACCCTTTTCCTGCAATGTTTCTTTGTCAAACGCTATCCCTTCGGAATTCCATATAGAAACAGGATCTTTCGCGTAAAAATACTTCCGGCCTATTTTAATTATTTCGCTTTCGTATAAATTATCCTTGCCCCCTTTTATTAAATAAACTGTTTGATTAAGCTTGACCCCTATAGTTCGGCGCCCCCTTTATATTTATTAATTTCAAATAAAAATTCATTGTCAAATAATATTTTGTCTTCCGCATATTCTAAGAGCCATTTATAAACCGGGTATTCATCCCATACGTTAACCTTGTCAGACAACGCGCTTATGCCGAGCCCCCATGTAACGTAATGCCCGTGGATGACGGTTTTACCGTCAGCGTTAAACGCAGACAGTGCGCCATCGGCTTCGTCAAGCATATTTACGATATCCGCTTTTGTGATTCTATCCGTGACGAGGACCTTATATAAATAGTGTTCAGGGGCCTCATAAACCCCTTTTTTATATGCCTGTATGGCGTGCCGCCAATTTAACAGTTCCTCATCGGTATTGCAATCTATGTCTGGGATGAACCGGTACGGGTTTTTAGTAGCGCAACGGCCGTATGTCGATAGTTCCTCTATATAATTTATATCATCTTCGTCTATAATGTTTTTTGCCACCCCTTAGTTCGACTTCCTCCTAAGTGTTTTACTCTGTTCTTCATCCGTGCTGAAAATACTGTTGCTCATATGGCTTTGTATCTTAAGTCGTTCAAATTTAGTAATTTCCGGGGAGTCTTTTGTAATCAAAAAATATTCCTTAATCTTTTTGAATTTTGACCCTACCCTGCGCGCACGGCCGCGGCGCTGCTGTATGCCGTCCTGGGCCTGAGGCAGGTCAAAATGTATGACAAAGCCGGCCGCCTGAAGATTTTGGCCTGTCTGCAACGCGGACGTGCCGATAAGGATTTTACAGTCCGGTTCCTTTTTGAACCGCTGTATGGTTATTACATCTTCTTCCGTATCTGTCATGCCGGTTACGGTAAGCACGGGCTCGGTTTTAAACGCCTTCTTAAGATCCTTGGCGAGCAGCCTGACTTGGCGCTCAAACTCCGTAAATATAATAACTTTGTTATTGTTGTCAATGATCTCCCGCACAAGCTCAATGCACAGCTCCGTCTTCGGGGACATAGGGTATTTAGCCGGGAGGCCGTCGGCATACAGCCTCCTGAGGAAAGACGAACGGCTCATGGGCAGAAGCCTTGGGTCATCGGCTACGGCCCTCGCGGCCATAGAGTGGAGCATGACGCGCCCATATAATTTCTCTTTGTCCTGCGCGGATATTTTGTTGTTAAACTTTGCGGAAGCATAGGCCTGGCTGGCCTCCGCCTTATTATTGTTTATGGCGCCCAGCAAAGACTGCTGTGCCTTATCGGGGTCAATGCGGTATATCTTAGTAATTATATCCGGCAGCTCTAAATCAATCTCGTGTTCCGTCAGCCGCAACACGTAATCATCAACGACATCCTTCAGTTCGGTAAGGTTCTTATAGCCAACTTTCTGCACGCCGAACTTAGTATGCTCATAGTCAATGTAATGGCTGGCGAAATCGCCCCAGTTGCCCAATATGGCATCGTCTTTTAACCCGAACACGGCATACAGGTTATCGGGCTTGCTTTTAATCGGGGTAGCCGTAAGTATCGTAAGATACGGGATGTTTTTAATCACTGCCTTTACAGCGGTATTTATTTTGCCGCCCCTTGTGGCTATATCCTGAGCCTCGTCAATGACGGCATAATCAATCTTTATATTTTTGAGGATGTCTTTGTCGAACAAGAATAGATGGAAATTAATGATAAGCGTGCCTGAATCGGCTTGTTCAAACGCTTTGTATATTTCCAGCCTCTTATTTTTTACGACGCCGTTTTTTATTAAGAATATTTTTTCATTTGGTGAAAAAATCTCATATACCTCTTGGCCCCATTGCGATTTTAATAGTTTTGGGCACACCAATATAGTTTTTTTAACGCCTTTATTGATCTTCATCCATTCCTGGGTAACAATGCTGCAAATACTTTTACCAAGCCCCACCGCAAAACAATTCACCGCAAAACTATACTTTTCTAAGCGGTCAATCATCCAATTACAGCCAAATTCCTGATATTTAAAAAGCGTAAGGTTGTTTAATTTGGGCAGCACATAAGACGGGATGTTATATAGTTGGGTGTAGTCAGGTTTTGGTAGACCAAACAGCTTCCATTTCGGAGTCAACCAAATAAGGCGCTCCCCAGCCATATCCTCAAGTATGTCTATGTCGTCTTTCGGGAAGTACCATAGCCTCCGGTCGCCGTCATATTCCATGCCCGGCACATGCTTCCTTATGTTTTTCATAAGGGTTACGTATGTCTGGCAGTATTTAAAAGACAGTTTTAAATAACTTTTTGAAACCTGATCTACGAGAATCATGTCAATCAACTCTTTATGTCAGATTTGTGATTTGTACACCGTAAAGGAATAACCCGTTTCAATGTCAATTTCTTCAACGGACAATAAAGCCCGGCAATCGTTTCCCGCAAGCTCCAATGCTTTGTTTTCCGCGCCTTTTTCATCCATGGCCGTCACGACGCCGACGACATTCGCCATAGGCTCTTCTGTCCTATGATGTACCTGTTTCATTACAAAAAAATATGTGTTCATAAAATAATCTCCATTGGATAAATTTAGTCAGATCGTGAAGAAAAGCTTGCTTTCTATTTATTTCTTAGCTTCTCAAGTCTGTTTTACTTGCTAAACACTCAGAAAGTCCTGGATAATCCCTACATTCTATATTACGCCTATTATACGCAATACAGATAGTAGTTCCATCATCATTATCTTTAAGCCATTTACATCTACCTTCAAGTTGTTCTGAGTTTTCATCGATATAATCGCAAAGATAATTAAATCCAAATGTCATTTCAAGATAATCTAAAAAGTCAGGAGACAAATCCGAATTCTTATATTTTGGAATCATTATTGAAGAATTATTGCAGCAACATCCACATCGACAGCAATAATTTAACATAAATTTATCTTCCTTTTTTATCTTTCCATATCGTTCCAAGCGATTTTAGCTTCCTCGGCTGTTTCTACCCACTCCCCGCGGCACGTAAAACAATACGGGCATAAGTACGAAAACTTCCCCTGATGTTCTTGCAATTCGGGCCTCTTATGCATAACGCAAAAACAAGATGGGCACGGAAGGAAGTCAAATTCTACTTTACCCATAAGGCTTTGCCATAACGCGAGTTCGCTTTCCGACCTGCGGCCATAAAAGTTAAAAATATCCTCGGTTTCCCGCCGGCGTACTGATATGGCGGCATCCCATAATGAAACGTAAAAGTTGTCGAAAGTATATTTATTGCGGATTATTGCTGCGGCGTCCATTATGCGCGCCACGCATTGCTTTAGGTCCTCATAGTCGGAGAACCTGCCTACGAAGCGCCTGTTAATATATGCGTCCCGTGGCCGGGGGGTACCTTTCGGCGCGTACTCCTTTATTATATAGGGGCTTATAATTAACGCCTGGTTTTGGATATGCTGATCAATGACATCTTGCGTTATCTGCTTTTTAGTAAACCCATTTTCGGTTTTCTTTATAATATTAATCGGATGGGCAATGTACATGTAATCCTTGCGCTTGTCAAGAATTATGACACTGCCAAGGCGATACGTATAGACTTTAATCATTTGCCCTCCGGATTACATCTAACACTTAGTATCTTCCTTAGTATGTAATCATTTCCCTTGTAACATTTCTTCTTTCAAGTCAAATAAATATTTCATGAGCGGGTTATGGGTAAGCAGCCCGGCCCAATAGTGGTTTACGGCCCCAAGATCCTGGAATACCCTCTTGTCGGTCATGATGGCCTTTACCGTAATGGTGGCGTTCATCAAATTGGAGTTGGTTATAAAATAATCGAATTCCGCGTTTGTAAAACCCATCTCGGTAGCCCGCAGCGCAAGCGCGTCATGCAGATCGCTGGACTTCCGCGCAAGCTCTTCCGGGTACCCATCAGACCCGGCCTCCTCCATGGATCTTATAACCTGTGCCATATACTGACTGCAAAGGGCGGCGCCGATATAGTTTATCTCTTCAAGGATGACGCCGGACTGTATAAACGTGCCGGCTATGTGCCGCGCCACGTTATCGAGGCGCTCTATTTCCCTTTGGTAACTCTCTTCTTTTGTAAGTTCAGTCAAATTAACCGCTTCCTAACTTCCCATTATTATGTAGATAGTTTAAATACTTATATATGGCCTTCTCTTGGTCAAATTCCCGCAGCGGCAAAAATTCCAGTTGGCCGGGCCACCCGTTAACCGCATCCCATATGCCGTCGCTGTCGCGGTATATCACAGGCATATTTAACAGGAACTCTCCCTCAAGGTTATATATATCGTTCAAGACGTTCCTTATATCGTTAGTTACGGAGTTTCCGCCTTTGTCCTGATCCACGATGCAAAGAATCCCGCGTTCAATCGTATATGTGTAATCGGATCTATAAGATGTTTTTATTAAAATAATAAACCCCTCCCTTAAAAATAATTATAATATAAAATAAACCCATTGCATATAGGTAAATTACGTACTTATAATGGGTTTTGCCCCGCAGGCAGGGCAATCGTCCTCGCTCGCCCCGCAGGGGAAATAAAAAAAATATCCCGCCGATTAGATAATTATGCTATACTATTATAAACAAAAAACATACATAATTTAAGGGGGGTAATAGAATAAACCCTTTGAATCAACAATTTATAATGAGGTGCCGCGCCAGGGGCCGCGTAACAATTGAAGAAGCCGTTGAGATCGGCATACAAATGGGGATTTTTGAAGACGAAGATATCGAAATCGTTCAATACCGAGACAGGAAGCAGCAGGTGCGCCTTATCTTCGGGCGCGTTATGGATGATGGGGAACGGGTTATACGCAGCATAAGGGCCGGCGACGAAATATTCTATGTGGACCTTACAAGCACGACCAACAGCCTCGCACTTAACCTCCTAATAAAAGCCGAAGAAGATAGGATTATAAAAGCCCAGAAAAAACTAAAGAGCCTCAGGAAAATTAAAGCACAGATGGAGGGGCAGCTAAAACTCGAAGGCTTCGACGAGTATTACGCAGATGCCTTATGACGCGCTTAATAGCTTCAATTTTTGCCCTAATCTTTACCCTGATGATTATGATTATATCGCTGATGTTCCTTTCAAGCGGCCAGAGGGTTAAAATAGCGTTTCCCACGCCCTTCCCGGAAGATGCTTAGGAGGCAGTTAACAAATGAAAAAAAATTAAGCGCGGGTAAAAAATTCCCGCGCTTAATTTTTTTTTGGGAGTGATTATTTCCCTCACCAATTATATAGATTAGAACGGCATATCGTCCTCATCATCCAATGAGCCAATGATTTCTTCATAGCTGTCGTCATCGGATTCGGCCTCTATTTCAGCTTTCTTGCCATTTTTCGAGGCAGCCTTTACAGATCTGGAATTCTTGGCCTTAGGGGCAGCTTCCTCTGTACTGGCGGTATTGTCTACGTTGACCCAGATGTCGTCGTTTACGTCTACTGCGACTATCCTGACACGGGTCTTGACAGCTTTTATCTTCACTTCGCCGGGTTCAAACGTGACCGTCTCGCCGTCACTAAGCTCTATCTCGCCGGCTTCTTCGTTTGTCACATATCCAATGTATTGTTCCGGGTACCAGGTGAAAGAGATCCTGCGGGCCTTTAAGCCGCCTTTTTTCTTGCCCTCTTCACTGCCGTCGTGGTAGCAGCGCAGGTACTTGTCCATGAATTCGGCTTGCTGCCCTATAATTTGGAAGTCCATAATGGTATCCTTGAATACCTTCTTGCCCTCGACTTCTACGCGCACAGGCTGCGGGATTGCTACACGGCCGTAAAGGGACGCGATTTTGTCCTTGCTGTTCTTGCTTTCAAAATAACGGATCTCTTCCGCCAAATGGATGATCCTGCCGATGGAACGGTTAAAATTTGTTTTCATTAAAAAACATCTCCTTTTTTATAATAATTTCGCTAATAAGGCGGCTTTGCCGCTGCGAGCGGTGCGACCGCCATTCTTAGAAAGTAAAAATGCCCGCACAATTTCTATATGCGGGCATGGCGCCGGGCCGAGCTATCGTTATCGTTTAATGGGGTGCGAATGCTTATCCGGCTTTTCTGTCTTTACTCACACTTTGAAGACACGGCAAATATTAATCTGTTTCTTCTAAAATTTCGTCGTCATATTCGTCAGGCTCATAACCAAGCGACAATATATTTTCTTCGGTATACTCAAAATCCTGGTGTAATGTTTCAGTATAAACCAAGTCTTCGCCATTAGACCTTAGTTCCCCTTCGGCTGAATATAATAATTGGCAGGCGCCTTCCTTATCGGTATAGGCGACGGCAATATACGCGCCGCTTTCTTTCATGCCCTTGCATAACGACGCATAGATATCCTTAATATCTTGTTTGCCGGATTCTTTAAACATCTCGCCAAAATATTTTAGATTGTTATTATATGCCCACCTGCCTGAGCCATAAAAATACGCGGAATAACAGCCCCCGTCCTCTTCAAAAAACAAACAATCGCCGCCATTGACTGTAAATTCACTTAATTCTGTGGAATACCACCAACTTGAGGCTTCCTGGAACAATGCCTCTATTTCTTTTATCATTTCTTCGGGCCATTTGCCCCAAAGGGTAAAAAGCCCGTTCGCGTCGCTGATGTTTGCCATCGATGCCTCCCGTTTAAACCCCTGAATTTTCGTAAACGGTATCTTTTTTTATCGGTATGTTATCGAAAACATTCAAGGCGGCGGCTTTTAAATCCGCTATGTTCCCATAAGAGGGCTTCGCCCATTCGAATTCAATTTTGTATTCTTCGGTCAGCTTATAAATTACTTTCCATAGGTCAAAGTTAGCCCTTTTCCTGTCGTTTTTCTCTACCCAGTCGCACATCCAGTCCTTCTTGATAGCGTCAACAATGAATTTGCTGTCCGTATAGACAGTTATGTCGGCCTTCCTGCCGAGGGCCTTGAGGGCCTTTATGACGGATATCATGCCGGCCCTCTCTGGCGTCGTCTGCCTGTAACGGCATAGGATGTCTTTTTGTTTACCTTCGCAAAGCAGCCGTGAGGCAACGGCTATACTATTTTTATAATTCTCTGTGTTCTCGCAAAATGTAGAAAATATCTCAACTTTCTTCAAAATTACTCATCCTCTGTAACAATAATGTTTGCGTGTTTCCTCTTGTTCTTTGAATACCCAAAGGTAAACGTCTTAACAATGCTGCGGGACAGCCCCGCGCCGAGGCCTACGCCGCGCTTTGCTATGTTCGCCGTGATGTCTATTGCTTCGCACGACACGCCTTCGACGATATTGATGGCGCCGCATACAACGTCTGAAGCTACGCCGGCCGTGTTGACAAGGAAATTGTCTATGTTACCTTTTTCATGCTTAATCAGGAAGCCGGAGACAACGCCGTTGATTTTGTCTGGTATGAAATCCTCAAAAGGCTCGACGCTGTTTATTAAGTCCAGCTCGTCTTCCGTGAAAACTATCTCTTCACCAAAAATTTGTTCTACTTCTGCTGTTTTTTTTTTAGCCATTAAAAACATCTCCTTTTTTTTATAAAATTTCGTCAATCAGGCGGCTTTGCCGCCAGTATTGGAGATTTAGCCTGCATTATCGTCCGGAAGCATTGTTTTCAGTATATTCAAGGCGTCCTGCATTAAAAAAAGCCCGACAGAAAATCCATAAGCGAAAGTATCGCTTTCTTCAAATTTATAAAGCTCCGAGTATAAGGCGGAAAGTTCTTTCAGCCGCTCACAATCTTCCGGGGGGAGCTTTTCGGCCAGACCGTTTTCCATCGCGGTAATTTTGCGCGATATTTCTAGCTGCTTGGCCGCGTTTGGGTTACGGCGTTCGCTCGGGATTATCTTTCCGTCAAACATTTCTTTAAGCATAAGCTATTCAGACCTCCTAATTAATTGTTTGGGCTCTCCTGCTGCGGATCGTTATAGCTTTCATAATAAACCGGATCGTCCATATTTTCCGCGTAAACCCCGATACAAACCTCTTTGCCCGGAGGTTTCGAAGGGTTATGTTCGGCAAAACATAATGCTTTGTCTATTTCGCCTGGTTTCCGTAAAAACAAGTTAATGCCGGGGTATTCCGTGTCGATGAATAATTCGGCGCAAAGCGATACCCCGCCAGGGATAGGGATCTGTATCCTGTCTATTGCCCCGACATAGCTTATAAACCATACACCTTTTTCGTCCTGGCATTTATCGGCCAACTTAAAAGGCAAATGCTTATTGATTATCTTCCCGCAAAGGGCCTCGCACAGCTCCATGACTTTACCGTCCTCATAATAGTTTTGCTCGCGATCCCATTCGTCGGCGCCGGCATAATCAAATACTTTTTCAAGCTCGTCAGGGGTCAATGGGTTCATGAATAATTGTAGGACCCAGCATTGCAGATATTCCCTTGCCGCATCGGCTTCAATCCGGCGCGACAGAAGTTTTGTCAGCTCGTCCGACATGACCGCAGAGATTTCGCCCCATGTTAAATAGAGGCATTGCATGGGCGCTTGTTGGAATTTATGATACGGGTTGATTTGAACCATCCTCCTTAAGATCCGTCTCAAATTCATAGAGGTCTTCATCACATTGAAAACATTGATATTTATATTCAGGGTTATCCGAATAATGGACGGGCGACTTGCAGCGGCGGCATACCCTGTTTGCTTCGCCTGTTTTCATCTCTCCGTAGTCATCCGGGAACTCGTCTATCAAATATGAATCGACCTTAAAGGAGCCGTCTACGTATTCGTATTCGTCCGGCAGCGGTGATTCTTTGGCGTGCGAGACAGCGGCTTCCAAATATTCCGCCTCTACAATTAAGGTAGCTGTGGCGGACCAGCTTACCGGGATCCTAAACTTCTTCATAAATTGATTCTTCCTCCTTCTTTTTTGCTAATATTTTTAGCAAGTCAACGACATCGCGCTCATTTACAATAGACTTGAGACCTTGCTTGACGAACTGCTTTATCACGTCGGCCTGGCAATTGACGGTATTCTTGCCCCTGAATTTATCGGTAAAGTTGTCAAAGGCGCACGCATACTCCACAAGCTCCTTATGCTGGCAGAGGTACTTGTACCAGAGAAGCTTGTAGTAGGCCGTAAGGTACTTTATATCGAGCTGTATGCCGTAGATGTCAAGTGAATAGGGGCGTTGCCCCTTATGAGTGCGTGAACCGTCCTGTAGCCTCTTACAGCCCTGATAGTGGCCCTCTATGGTGTCTTCAATACCAAATACCTTTACCTTTGCGTAGAGGGCCGAGAAGCGTTTATCGCCGGCTGAAGAGCATTCAAGGGTCTTCCCTTTGATGCACATTAATTTATCCCACGCTTTCTTTTTGGACTCGTCGCTTGGCATGGTACAAACAGCCTGCGTCCAGAAGCCTTTGGCATAGCGGCCGGCCTCTTTGTAGTCGGCAAGGAGCTTGCTGTATATTTTTCTGTTAAAAAAACGCTGCTGGCGGCGGCGATATATATCGCTTAAGAGCCTTGAAAGCCCTTCCTCCGTCATCGGGTAAAAATACATCGTATAATTATCGCGTTTAACGCGATACCGTTCTTTTACGTAAGGCAGCACATTATACATATACTTTAAATGGCCTTTGCCGGAATGGTCGGATATTCGGATAGTGTTGCAGGCGCCGTAGTCGATTTTAATGTATAAGGAATTCGTCGAGTAGGCGTCGTATTCATGTATGACGAACCCTTTGTTTAACAGGCAGGTTTTTAATTTTTCTTTTGTTTCCCGGAGCGTTATTTATCTCACCACTTTCTGAGCGCTTTGTTTAAACCTTTATATACTTTTTTCCGGATGCCCTTTTTTGCCGCCCGTTTAACGATTCTCTTTGGATCGCCGGAAGCCAGCACCTCTACGTCATATAAGGCACTGGCTAGTTTCCCAATCTTGCGGGACGCGTCATATAATAATGATGTGAGTTTCATTAATGCCCCCCCTATTTAAATAAAGACATAAAAAACCTGACAATAAGGAAACCTATTGCCAGGAACGGGCTGACGAGCAATAAAACTATTACAAACCACATAAAAAAAAAAGGCATTGCTGCCAATTACCTTATCCATCGTGGTAACACCCCTTTTAGGTTAAAATTTTGTTATTACATAAAACCGGTCGTCTAAAATCCCTTCAATTTCTTTTTTAACGTCCTTCCAGTCCAATTGCCCGTTGCTGCACCCGGGCCGCGGGAGGATTATTCTATTCCAATTAAACTTATCGGCCATCTCCACTATTTCTTTGGCTGACTTTTTAATAAGCGATATGTCTGAATTGTCGCGCCAATTATGCTTAGTCGGGAATGAGACTATGTCTATATTTTCTTCCCTGACCCGGAATGCCCGGTTTCCGAATCGGTTGACATGGCCGCCCAATATGGACGGGAGCCTGGGGTATCTCTTAGCGAACGCCAGGGCTATGCCTTTACCCATTACAAGGCTAGGACAACCGTCCTCGCCCTTTTTTAAAACGCCGTTCGTAGTCACACAAACGGCGTCGGCTTTTCCTATGTATTTAAAGATGTTGCCCCTAATCTCATTCATCCGCATTGCCTTTCGGGAATAAATCATTTGCCCAAAATTTAAGGATGTCCCATGTAATCCCGATATTACAATCATGGTGCCGTTCTGCCTTCTTTAATACCTCCATGGCTTTGTCGTCATCTAAATCGGGGCGGACTTCCTGAACGTCAGAAACATGCCACAATATCCCTATGTGGGCACTGGGGTCGAAGCGGTTGCGTATGTCGTTATAATCCGTCGGGTCATATGGCTCTATCATAACAGCCCCCTTATTTATTTTTGATTGAATTTTCGTAACTCCATTCACCAAAATACTTTTCTTCGGCTTCTTTTCTAGCTTTTATAGCGTCGTCTTTATCTTTAAAACGCCCTAAATAAATTTGACGGTCATTAAATCTTATCGAAGCCAACCATTTATTTTTGCTTTTATCCCAATAAACTCCAATAGTTCCGGAGGTATTTCTTTTTACAGATTGTGTGTTAAAACTATTTTGTTGTGGCGTTGCTATACGCAAATTTGTTTTCCGGTTATCCAAAGTATTATGATCCTTATGATCAACATGCGCATCGTCTGCTGGTTTCATTACTAACCTATGCATTCGTATATTTTTATCATTAAAACCTGCCACCAAATAACCTTTTTCATTTACGTGCCAGCAATGGTTGCTTATAATGTCGTAATCCTCTTTGTCAAACCAAAATTCAATCCCTTCATGCGTATACCCAATGCCAAATTCGCCTGTTAAATCATATTTGTTGCGTTCGCCCCTTAAATTTTCGGCATATTCCTTTTTCAAGCAGCCACATGAGCGTGTATGGCCTGATATTAAACTAGACTGCAATATAGCTTTAATAGTAGCTTTTTCGCAATCACATATACAATTCCACATGCTTATTCTATTTCCATTTGAACAAATATAATCTTCAGCTCGATCTACTACTTTTAATTTCCCAAAAATCTGGCCTGTCAAATTCATATTTTTTAAACAGCCGCATGATTTGGTGTCACCTTTACGTAATTCTTGACTTCTTGCTGTCACTGAACCACCGCAGTCACAAATACAGTTCCATTTGGCGACAACTTGGCCGCTTGGCTTAATATAATTCTCCGCCCTGCTTATGACAGTTAGAAGCCCAAATCTTTTTCCTATTAAATCAATAAGTTTGCCCATTTATTTCACCCAATTTGTTATAATATAAATTTTATTATAACAAATTATTATCTGTAATGAATTTATCCACTTTATTTTTCATTTCTTTGAGGGTATCGCCATATATCTTATTTTCTTTCCCATCTATCCAGACGGAACATATATAATAACCAAAATCGGGATAAAGGTACCAATAATATTTTTTATACTTCCCTTCTCTTTTCACGCCTTTCCTCCATTTCAGCTTCAGCCCATTTATATACGTCGGTAGCATTGACCTTTTGGCCGAACTCCCGCTCGGTCTCACGCCATAGCATTTGAAGCTCCCTATGCTTCTTCATGACTTCGACGCGGGAAAGCTCCCCATCATGGGATATGTTTTCGGGCGACAGGCAGTGGTCTAAAATAACAAAACGCTTTTTAAAATCCATCTCTATTTCGCCCGTCATAAAGTTCGAGAAATATTTTATTTTTAGCGACTCTAATTCGGCTGATTTGTTTACCGCATTGTTTTGATCAATACATTGGGAAACTTTACGCACCCGACCTTTGCCTTCGTCTAAAAGGACAAGGTAAATTCCTTTGGCACGGTACTCGGACTTATAGCCAGCGTTAGGGTAGCCGGGCTGCTTAAGCACGCGGCTCAATACGGAATACCCTTTGCTCTCCCCGATGACTTCATATATTTTAGCGTCCATTTTGCCGGATTCAAGCATGACGCCAACAATATCGCCAATTTTTGCATTACGGATAGTCTTGCCGTCCTGGGACATAACGTCGTTCATACATTTCCCCCTTTATAGTTTAATCCCAATCCATTTCCGGTTCCCAGCCAGGTTTCCGCCACATGTGCAAACAGTATGGATGCATGTTTGTATATTTGTGTTTTGGCGGGTGGAACTGGATGACGCATTCGTTATCAGCCCAGAATATATCCTTGACAATGCACATCTCTTCCCAAGTAGGGCAGCGCCGCCTAAGCGACACGCTAACATGCTCAAGCTTTTTGCCGTCTATGGCCTGTTCGTCCCAGCCAGCTATAATAGCTATATCGTTTGATTTATATGCAGGATGGGATAAGAATGCGCTAAGCCCCCTTATGCTGTTGTCCTGAACAGTCGTGATCGATAGCCGCGGTGATTTAATCACGTCCTCGAATTTACGCATGTGCTTTAATACCTCCTGAAATTTATCCCTTAATGCCAATTTTATCTAATAACATTAAATAGATCTTAAAATTTTCTTTGTCAAAAAGATACTTTATATATTCTTTATCAAAGAACTCGTTTGTTTCAAATTCAGCTTTACATACAAAAGACTCGCCGTTAAAACCGTGTTCATCGTCGTAATCCTTAATGTCATAGCCTCTTTCTTTACACCAGTCTAACCGGTACAAATCATAGGCCCTGCCTAAACTGATATCATACTGGATCTTATCGTAATGATTCATATAAATCCCATCCCTTAAAAAAACGGTCTTAGCGTATAAAAAATTCGGCCTTAACGTCTTTTATTCCCTTAGCGTATAGTTTCTGCTATTTGCTGCCGGATCGCTTATGGCTGTTTTTTACACGAATCGTTGCCATGCCACTAACATTAGCCCCCGCTTACGCAGCGGGGGACTTAACGGCTTCCTTCTTGAAATTAAGCGTAGAAAGCTTCAGCGTAACCGGATTGATAATAATGATCGGCTTGCCTTTGGAATATGCGTGCCGCAGGCAATGAAGCGTGCCGCCGTTCTTCTTCTCGCTGCCCTTGATATCCGCTATGTCGCCTTTATATATCCCAAGGACGATATCGGAGTCTTTAACCATGGCGGTGTTCCGGTCATACATAAGCTGCGCGTTATACGGCTTGTCCGCGCATAGCTTGTACGTCTTGTTCTTCTTCGCCCGCTTAACGATCCTGCCGAACTCTTTCTTGGAAAACGGGCCTTCGTCTTTCCAATACTTGGCCTGGTTCTGGCACGGCGTATACAGCCAGTTTTCTATTTCGCCGTGATTTCCGTTAGGCCGATTGGCTTCGCGGTACTTCTCGACCACCCAGAAAAACAACTGGTCTACCCCCTGCGCGCCACCGGAGATATATTTGGTTACGCCGTACTTCTTATGCAGGCGGGTAACGGTGGCTGTGACTTTCTCGATTACCGCGGAATATTTGTCCCAGTCATAGCCGAACAGATCTTTCGGCCGATGGCCTGTGACACAAACGGTATTAAATTTCTGGTTAGACATTTGAACAACCCCTTTGTCAAATTTAGTTTTCATAGACCAAGCGGCTTTGCCGCCTTTCTGAACGATTGTCCGAATAAAAATGCCCCGATAGATATCACGGGGCATCGTTCCTTATTAACAATAAAATTTTATTTGATCAGTCTTGTAAAATGCCTTCCATTTGCTGACTATTAAAAAATAGAAAACCGGCAACATTTTAATCATAGCGTTTAGATCGCTCTTAGGTATCTTGCCGTTATTATGCGCTAATATAAAACCGCCCTTGCTGGTGAGCCATATTTTCGCAGTATTTTCGGTTGGTATGCCTTCGCATATATGGACATGAATTGGCTCGCCGTCCTCGTTTGACCAGAAAAATATCCGATATTTTCCAAATTTAAACAGCGTCGGCAAAACTGGCCCCCCCTGATTCTGCAAGCTCATAAAATATATGGGCGCCGTCCCTTACCATATGATCAAATATCTCTAATTCTTCGTCAGTAAAGCCGCCTTCCCATACTGTCCACTCATACGATGGCAAACTGCACCTTATTGAGTCAAAACCATCCTCTGTCGGTCGTTCAAAGTGAACTTCTACTATCTTTTGCCCTTCTTTTTCTATTAAATGTGAATGTGTAACCTGTGTGCCATCTTCAAGTAATGAAAACGGATACATTGCCATTAAGCAGCACTACTTTCTGATTATGTTTTAAAACTGACTCTCGGCTATATTATAGCAAAATACGGGTTTCTATGCAATCGGTGGAAAGGCGACCGCTAAACCGCCTCCTTATCTTTTTTTCTTGCGGTTGGGCTTTCCCCGTATTGTTTAACGCAGTCCTCCAGCCTTTCGGCAAAAGGCGGGTATAAAGCTTTCCCTCGGCATTTATTATTAGTTAAGTTTTTTGCGGCGGACTGGGCGCTCTTAAGAGTCCTGCGCTCAGTGACCTTAAGGCCCGTCCTGCCTTCCGTGACAACATACTGATCAGCCTCATGCGTAATATAAAAAGCAAACCCGTTGTATTCCCACAAGAAGCCTAGCGCTTCTACGAACTCTGGTTTTTTAGTCTCTACATTCATAATGAGTTTGTAGAATTTATCGTTAAAACTGATTTCAGTTTCTTTTTTGATTTCCGGCCCGGCCAATCCTTTGCCTATGCCCTCAAAATATTCTTTTATTGACTCGGCGCCGGATTTGAATGAGCGCAAATAGCCGCCCGGGTCCCGGTGCCTCCGCATTTCCACAAGGGCGTCTTTTTCAATGGCTAATTTTATGCCGTTAACATAGCCTAAAATATTACTCAGGCATAGTTTTTCGGCAGATTTTTTATCTACTTTAGATATATTTTTAAGCATGTACTGATAGTTTTCGTCGGCCAAATATATCTCGTATGATTTGCGCGCCTGTTCCCTTATCTCGTCGGGCTTGGCCATGTATTTATTATCCACTGCCCCCGGAGGGGAAAGGTAAAAAATATCTGTGAGGTCAAAACCGTGTTCATTGCTAAGCCTGGTTATTTCTCTTCGGTCATAAATAATATGGTTATTGACCAAGTTCAAATTGCAGCCGTCTTCCCAAGAAGGGTCAGAGCAGCCATTGTTATAAATATCGTACCAATGATCCCATTCGCGCTGTAGATTAACGCATAGATTGTCAAATTCAGCTAACGGGTTTGGTTTCTTTTTTGCCATTAAGTTCAACCTTCCTGACCCAGAACTCCCCCAACCTATGTTGGAGGAGGAAGCCTTTGCCGGTCTCTTTCAGGGTAAATTCCAAGTCCTGATTTAGCACGTTAAGCATATATGCCATCTTTTCCAACGCATTTTTTGGGCCGTCGGCAATAAAAAGGTATTTCTCGTCCTTGTCAACATTATATACGGTAAATCTCATACCGTTTTCACTTCGTCAAAATCATATTCCAAACGGATGCCGCAGAACGGGCATCTCGGTTCGTTATATGTGGGGTAGTTTTTGCATGATGGGCATTTTGGAAGATAATTAATTATTATTTTTTCGTTAAAAATGTCTTCCTGTAGATCCTCAACATATTCAACTTTCACTATGCTTCCCCTTTCTAAGCCATTTGGCTGATATTATTTGTTGGCAGCAAACATTACACGGCATCCTGGTTTGGCCTTGTACCGTCGATAAAATGCATTATAAATGACGGGGCGGGATCTTCCGGAATAAGCCCGCCTTCTGAGTATATGGACAGGATACAGAACCCGCGGTCGCTGCACTGCGGGTTGTTGCACATCCCCGTAGCAATATCATCTGTACCGCTATCTATATAACCGCACATATCGGTCATATCATTAACATCGTCAATATAGTCCCGATGCTGCGGGCAACCGTTGTTATTGCACAAGCCGCATTCACCATCACAGCCCGTAATACCTCTGTTGTAACCGCCATACATATGAAACACCCCCCTCTAAAATAGATGCGAAAACTACGCGGTTTTACCGCGTCTGCCAAATAAAAAAAGATTGAGGCGAAACCCTCAATCTATATATTACATATGCTTCACACGCCAGCCGTTCTTTCAAGTATAATAAACTTATTTTTAATTTCTTTAACTTTTTCTTCCGGAATCTCCATTTGATTTGCAATTTCAATATCCGACATGCCTAAACGGACCATTACGCGTATACCTTTTTCCAAGCCCATTTCCAAGCCCTTTTCTACACCCTTATCTTCCGCATACTCAAGTTCTGCCAATCTATCAGCTTCCGCTTTCTCTAATAAATCCAGCACGGTTCTCTCCTCCTCGTTCATATTGGCATAATCAGCAATTTCAGCGGCTTTCTGGATATAGTCGGGGGCCTCCGGAGGTAGATCCCTGTCCAGGAAATAATCCCGCCAATATCTTTGATTTTCTGTAAAGAAATTAGGTTTCGTGTACTCAAAATACGCGATAATAAAATCAACAGGAAATGGCTTATTGTGCCTGCGGTCCCAAAATTCAAATTGCCGCAGACCATCGTCGTCATCAGCAAACATGTAAAACCCTAATATATTTATACCATAAATCGGCTTAAGGTCGCCATACTTTTTATATTCCCGATGATAATTCTCAGTAAAGGTAATAGCTGGGTAATATAAAGACCTTTCTGCAAAAAAATTCGTCCCGCGGACTTGCAATTCGCTTACCAGGTTGGCTTCCTCATCAGAAACCGTAATATTGGCGGATACGTCCTTAATGGTCTGCTGGAGCGTCTGGAGCCCGTTCTCTTTTATCATTTTCGTGTAATTGCTTATAGAATACGGCTGTTTGAAATTAAGTTCGGCTATATTAATATCCAGCATATCCTTTGCAAGGCCGATTAAAGGATCTGTAACCCCGTCAGTACAGAAAGCCTTTTTAAACAGTAGGTCTTTTATTCTGCTAACTTTTTTCAAATAACTCCCTCCTTAATTTACAATGATATAAATAACCGGCTTGTCTAATTCTTTTTCCTCAAATAGAAAATATCCCGTCCGCGCTTCCATCCTGGCGACATTCATTTCAAAAGGATCATCAGTCACATTTTTTAACGATTCATAAAGGGCTCCATCTATCGCATATTGCGCCGTCCCCAAAAAATCATATTCGTTGATTGTGGTAGCCGCTTTTATAACAACAGGCTGGTACGGCGCGACAGATTTAAGCGCGTCGCCTAGTTTTAAATAATCATGTTTCTTCACGATTGCTTTGATATCGTCCAAATCAACCACCATGGTAGGTTTCCCGTCTACAGGATGTTCAACCTCGTAAGATTCATTATCCAAATCAAGCCATAATCTATCACTCAAAAAAATCCCTCCATATTCATTTGTCAATCAATATCCGTAATTTACCCCGCATTTGGGTATTTTTTGCGGCGTAGACATCCCGCCCCTCCCCGCTTAGTGCAATAGTATAGCAATTGTAGGTACATCGATTTCTTTTCCGTTCATGTCCGTAAATACGTGTAACCCCTTCTGTACATCAATCCTTGCGACACTCATATCAAACGGCTTGTCGCTGATATTTTTGAACGAGTCCTGTATGCCCCAATTTAATGCATCCCCGGCCGTACCTATAAAATCGTATCTAAACAGCGTAGTCCCTGATTTTAACGCTACCATCTGTGACGACGATATGATATTTAATAAATCGCCCAACTTTAAAAAATTATGTTTACTAAGCAACGAATCTATAACGGGCAAATCCACGACCTTAAATGTCATAGGCGTACCTTCTATAATTTCTTCTGTTTCGTAAGCTGCGTTATGTAAGTCATTGTATAATTGCTCATTCATTTAAACCCCTCGTTTTATTATTGAGTATAACATATAAACGTTGTCCAATAAATTAAAATATGTACAGGCGGGCGGCATTACGCCGCCCTTTTTGTCTGGTACCCAAAATAAAGGTTCTCTATTTTAAAACAGTTTTCTTTTGTAAATTTCTTTGTGTAAAGAGGGTTGGCTTTACTTGCGGCGTCGGTTTGGGACTTATAGGCCGAATATCCGGATATCCCGACAACCTTATTATTCTTCTTGTTGGCTATGAGCAGGTCGTTAAACATTTCGTCAAGGTATTTTTGGGGGTCGAATTTAATGTCCTTGGCGTTGATTTCCACCAAAGCAACGCTGTTGCCCTTGGGCGTGGAGACACCGACGTTGACAAACACTTTTGCGGCGCCGTAGATGGCCTTAAAGAACTCATAGCGGGCCACGGACTCGTCGGATGTGACTTTCTTTTTAAGGGCCTTCCTGGCGTCCTCCAACTTGGCGCCATAGGAAACAGGCAAGCCGTTCTTGCGGTTGACTATCACAAACATGTTCTTGTGGTCTGCGCCATTGACGGAAATGTTGCCGCGATAATAAAACAGATCCTCGCGGTTGTTTAAGTCATAGCATTTCTTTTGCATAAGCTTCCCATTTGAAAATACGTAACCTGTAAACATGTCAAACATCCCCTTTTATTTTTTTTTGGTTCACGAAGTCGGCGGCTTTGCCGCCTTTTTTCGGAAAAATTTAAATAAAAAACCGCCCGCTTTATACAAAAGAGGGCGGTTCATCTTTTTATAATTTTACTCATTTTCCCGAAACTTTTTTGCCAAATCAGCCAAACAGTTGCGTATAACGATATCTACCGGGACGCCGTTAATTTCCGCTGTTTCGCAAAATGTAGCGTAGTCTTCATTTCTTAAGGCTATTTCTATTTTTGTCATAAGCTTATCAAAATATGGGTTTTTAACCCCGCGGGCAAAATCTTCCTCGGTTAATTCACGAATCAACATATTTTTAGATAGTTAAAAATTTCGTTCATCTTTTTATTATATTGCTCCCCACGCGGTATGTCTTTGAATTTATTAAAGAGCAGTTCCCTTATAACATCAACATCATATTCAATAATATCCCGAAGCTCGTCTTCTTCAGTTTCTTTTGTTAAATCATAGTATCTGGTTACTGCAAATATTTTTTCGTCCCCAAAATGCTTGACCTCTTCTTTTGTAATATATTTCCTTTGATAATCTAATTGTGAATTACTCATATAGATCAAGACCTCCGTTCTCATATACTTGTACCCAATCCGGCCCTGCTACCCTTGCGGAAAATATTCTTATTGTATCTTCATATCTAATACAAAAGCAAACTAACAAAATTTGAGATTTCCTGCTGTTGCCAATTATTAACAATCTATCTTCATCATGTGTTGAATGCGTTAAATCTTTAATTGTAACAACATTTTTGTCGAAGAACGCAGTCTTTGCTTCTGAGAATGAGACTCTATGTCTATCAATATTTTTCCTATTTTTATCAGGATCCCAAGTGTATTTATAGTCTTTATAATCTCTCATAAACGGCCTCCTTCACTAGGATATCATAAAAATTTAACGGAAGCAAACTCATACTAGCTTTTTGAGTTCGCTATATCTATCAAACACAAATGAATATTGTCCCGGCTGAAATAATGTACGCGGGCGCCCTTGTCCAGGTTCTCGATGACCCTATAGTATAATTTATGGGTCATGTGCCTGGTGTTTAAAAATATGTCCCGGCAGCCGCTAAGCAGCCGCACGTCAAATTTTTCCGCGCCTATCCCGATAAATACGCAGTCCGGCAGATGCTCTTTCATCTTCGCTTGCCAGCTATCCTGGCCGCCAACTATGACGGCCTTGACGCCTTTGAGGGAATCAAAGCGCACAGGTTCGTTCGGCTCGACTATTTCGTCTGACTTCAATGAGAAGGCGAGCTTCCGGAGGCCGGCCAAGTCCGTCTGGTTCCTTTTAAGCTCCATTACCTCTTTGCGGAGCCTCTTGTTTACGCGCTCCGCCTCAATAAGCCTAGCTTCCGTGTCCTTCTTGGCGCCGTTTAAATTCTTGTATTTTAATTCTATTTCGGCTATGCCTTTTTTTACGTTTTCAATCTCAAGCAGCAGCGTCTCTTTATTGTTCTTGAAATAATAGTCGCGTACCTCGCCGTATGCCTGGGCGAGCTTATAGTAAAGGGCCCCGTACACAATGTACTCACGGAGGTCGCGCACGTCTATGCCGTCTATTTTTTCATTGCCGTCTATCTCTTTATAGCAGATATAGCCTTTTACGATGTTCATTAAAATGTCTTTGTCGTATGACGTTGACTCTATAAGGGAAACTATGTCAATTGGTATAAAATCGAATAGGACAAAAAACCTTCTGGTATGGTCATCGCCCAGCTCGCGCAAAAACTCCCCGTTGTTTATCCCGTCAACAGAATAGCCCTCACAATACTTTTTAATTATGATCCTTGCGACCTTGTTAAGGGCGTCGGAATGCAGGGCGCTGTTTACCCCCTCGCCGCACAGCTCAATCCTTGACATCACATAGTCTTCCATAAGCGTGCATAACGTAAAGTCATTGGGGATATCTTTCTCGAAGCACTTGCATAGGTACACGAGCATCACGAGCGTGCTGTTAAGCTCGTCGTCCGATACGTTCCCTATACCCTTTTTCTTTTTTACAAAGCGGAAAATAAAATCGTCAAAGCTTACCTGTTCGGTATTTTTTACGTATTGGAATGCGTACGGGTAGGATTTTTTAATAAATTCAATTAGGTTCTGGTAATATTCGCAAGGCTCCCCCGCATGATCCATCGTATACGTAAGGATGCCCAGCGCTTTCCGGGTATACTCCATTTTTACGATTGAATTTTGCTTTATTATGAAACTGTCGTAATATTTAGAAGTCATTGCGGCTTTATTAAATAAAAGCTTGTTCATCTGGTAAAGGTCGTCAAGCTCTTTAAGGTGCGAGGGGTCAAGGGCCATTGCCTCCGCTACGAAATATATCATGTCGGTTGTTGATACAGAGCCTTCAATCATCATTTTAAAAAACCCATCTCTCTTATGTAAATTACGCATGTACCACTATATCAAAAAAAATACCGGAGGCATATAAAAAGCCTTCGGCAAAATGATATTGATTATGATTAAATCCATTATAAAACCATATTAAAAATTAGTCAAACAATATTTCGAGGAAATTAATGGCATTTCCGTTTCATTTACAGTATGCCTGCATGAACTGCCCTGTCTAGGCACCCCGCTTTCTCAAGAAGGCAAATATTGTCCGCATTGTTGTAATGTTCGCATTTAAAGCATTCCGGGCACGGGCGGAAATGATTTATGTAATTGCATAAGCCTATGAATGCTTTTTTAATTCCGTCAGTCGGGAGCCCCCGGTAATCGCCCAATACGGAATCGAATTTACCCTCAAGCTCTTCGGCGGTCATTTCAGCTTTTATAATTTCAAACATGGCCCTGTCTATTAATTTAGCTATATCCATAGCCTTGTCTTCGCGTACTACTTCTGGCCTTCTGTTATTCGGCATCCTGTTCTGCTAACTAATACATATAGAATATGTATTTAGAGTATACCTGGTTCAACGTACCCGATTTTGCTATGGCTGCTTTAGTATAAGTTAGCGCCCCCAGGTTTCCACGTATTACCCTACGGTACATTCGCTTAATTATTTTATATTAGCTGCATCTGTCAAGGTTGATGGCAGCGTTTAAATCCCTATCTATCGGATTACCACAATCACAGACATACCCCTATATTTTAGCCTGAGAACAGTTTTTATCTTTCCATATGCAGCAGGCTCTACAGCTCGGATAGAACCAGTTGGCCATACTTAGTTCGATCCCTGAAGGTTTTTAGTTGATCCCCGTTATGTTAAACGGGAATTCAAGATACAAGCCATTTACGGAAATAATAGAAGCCCTGGCCGGCAATTGCTTTAGACAGATCATTATCCTTAATCATGCCAGATACCTGGCTATTCCTGTCTATACCTTGAAAGTGCGTCATATAAATTTCTGCACTCTAAGTACATTCTTTTCTATACAGGCAGACCTTTTAGTTAGCCCCTCCTTTCTTTTATTTTTTGATCTCATATTTCAGATTGGACTCCTTTGCTTTCGTTTAAGCTTTTTTCGAGTTTTTTATATTGAGTTACCGCCAGCAAAACGCGGATAACGCACGTTAAGGAGAATTTTACTCAATAAAGAAAGATTGTTCGCACGTTAAGGAAATATAACGTATTGTTCAATCCCTTTATGTAACATAACGCATCCTAATCAAACATACTTTTTACACCCGCAGTATTTCTCTTTCAGGCAGTCCCATTTCTCCCTCAGCCCGCCGTCTGTGTCGATCCAATTCATTACCTTATTTCCGCACTCCCAGCAAAAATAACTCTCGGTATATTTGCCCAGCCTGAAATCCTTCTGGATATTATAGATTAACTGCGCGGTCATTACATTATCAATAGTCGGACGTTTGTTAAACGTATAACGATATTCTAATGTTGTATCATTATCCGCCCTTACCTGAAAGGCCGCGATATAATGGAACGGGCTTTCAGGCTTAATAAATATTTCGTTTTGGTTAAACCCGCCGTCTATTTGAGTCCATCCGTCATTAAAATCAGACAAGTCTCCGGTAACGGTTATATCGCTCAATAATAGATCTTCTTTACAGGCGTTGAGATACTCTCCGGTACGCTCCCCGTATCCGTGGACATGATAATAATACGCTTCGCCTGACCCTATTTCCATTTTGATTAACGTATCACAAACACTTCTCAACGAATAAACACTGCCCGGAGCATTCGGAAAACTTATTGGGCTGTCGTTCTCGCCAACAAGAGGGATTTCCTTGCCCTCAGGCGTTATTAATATGACACGGTAGGAGGCATACCCATTGCTATACGTAAACGTCTTGTCAAGCCTATAACTATACCCAGGAGGCAGCCCGGTAAATAAAGAATTGACATCCTGATTAGAATTGCTCACGTAAAACCTCCCCAACGAAAATATAAATTGAAGCCAAACGCATATTTCACTGTAAGCTCTAAGCAAATCAAAGAATACACACTATACTATGTAGTTTGATTAAATAAATTTTTAATAAAAAAGGTCTATAAATCAATATTTATAAACCTTAAAGGATAAAATACCAAAAACACACATAAATAAAACCGTATATCCTGTAAATGAAAATTTATCGAAAAGCATTAAGAAAGAAAAACTATAACCATATAAACCACGGGAAATAAGGGAATTACGTATAATAAAACAGTAACCGTTATCATTAGGTAAACTAGGTCTATAATAAATTAAATTTCCCCGAAGGTCAATCGGAATAACCGGAAATGCTAAAAATAGGGCATAAAAGAGACAACGGGACTGCCATCGCCCCGCCGCGAAGATTTCGCGGCTTTTGCGCATATAACCCGCCAAAACCATAAACATTCCTGCCATTTGCGCACGGTTTTGAACCGTTTGTATGGGCAAACCAAGCGTTTATCAAGCATTTCGGGCAAAATACCGAGATCGCTATTTTCAGCCCATTTGGAGGGTATGCTAAAATAGGGAATGCCCGGCCGGGAAGTAGGATCAGCCGGCCGGGCATTGCACTAAAGGGAAGGGGGTATACACGCATATGGTAGATCCACATACATTATTTTATATACAGCGTGTCCAATATGCAGTCAACATATATGCGGAACGCGCCTTCGGCATTATTTTTTTCTACTTGATAAATAATTTTGTAGCGCGCCGATTTATTTGATAGTACGTACGCGTATTTGCCTATGGGTATGTACGGGCCGTTATATGGCGGCCGGTCGAACGGGTTGTTTAGAATTAAATTTAGATCCGATATTAACTCTGCCAATAGGTTTAATGCGGCCGCCTTATTTTTGCCCGCGACCTTTTTGAAATGCGTAACCATGGACTCCGTTACATTAGGGTCAATCGTCAAGAGAAAGCTGATCATATTCCGGCAGCCCCTCCCCCTCTATCCCGGATTTTACCGCACGCTCAAAATCCGGGATACTGTGTCCATAGCGGACACAGTTTTCTGGTCCATTAAATATGGCGGCCGCTGCGCGGCCGCGTTCCGCGGCTATTAATTGTTCCGCTATCTTTAAATTTTCATCGCGTTTATTAAAGGCCGTGACGCTTTGAAGTACCGTGTGGCCCTCGCCGTTTAGGGTCAAAAATATGGGTTCGCCTGTCTCTATGGCTACCTGCGCTACGCTATTGTAATTCTTCCTTAAATCGCTGCTGGGCTTTATTATCAAACCGATCATCTCCGGAATTTAATAATCCAATACGGATTATTAATATACTCCGGCTACGTCGATTAGAGGGCCAGGCCGATCTGGCAATAAAAAGCCCACGTCGATCAGATATGCCCACGTCGATCAGATACCCCTAATAAGCCCCGCAGGGGAAATAAAAAATATATGCCCGCGCCGGCCCGGATGATTGTCCGGTATCGGCAGCGCGGGCATCTGTCTCATAGGTAATGTAAATAAATTATTTCGCTAATGCATTTTTAACGTTCCATCCGGCACAGCCTAAAATGATGGCCGGCACATGGAAGAAATATGATTTTTTAAAATTGGAGTTGGCGGCCTCTGTGTCCCCACTGTAATAATTCTTATACCCGTTCACGGTAAAACACATGCCTGTAGCCCAAAAGGCCATTGTAATACACGCCTTTAATATCTTCATAATAAACCCCCTATGCGCTTTTAGTTTTAATGATTAAATAATCCGCCTCCGGATTTTCCGGGTTCCAGAGCGTGCAGATTACATCTTCCGTGTCAGTGACAACATAACTTTTGCATTCGAAACACATCTCGCAGAAAATGCCTTTACAGTCCATAACCGGGACACCCCTCACATTCAAAAATAAAATGGCTTCGCCATAAATTCAGCGAAGCCGTAAGGTTTTAATTAAAATTAACTGCCGGTATACATAACCCTCCTATTAAGGATGCTCTCCTGGTGGGCCTCAGCATCGATGCGCGCCCATCCGGTAGGCCGGCAAACAAATATCTTTCTATTCATTAAAACGAGATCCCCGACGGATACCGAATGAAGCAAGGTCTCGCTACGGCTATACTCTTCGTGCGCGCCGTTCTCTTTCGCGAAAATAACTTCAAGCGCGTCCTCTTCGGACTCGGCCTTTACGGATCCGGTAGCAGTGATTTCATACGTGCGCTTAAGCATCTCATTTTGTATTACGTTTAAATCACATAGGAACATGACCGTAAAGAATAAATCCTCGTGCTTGCTATAGTCAAATTGCAGGACGCTGTATTTGAACTCTTTGACCCCGGAGGCGATATTGTCCAGTTTTTCGGAAGCCATACCTAATAAATCCGAGGTCTTTTGCAAAGCGCTGATTTTAGCTTTTGTAATGGCAGGGCCAGCGCTATCTTTAATACCGGATAAATCACTTTTTAACGCGTTCCAAGTATTCTTGAACATAATAAACCCCCTATATTTTAGATCAAAATTTAATTTTTAAAAAAAGCCGGGGCATAAAACCCCCGGCGGTATTAATCTTTGCGGTAAATGGCGCATGAGCCGTCGGCGGCCCCTAAGAAACCGCCGTCCACGCAACCAGCGCAATCACCAGAGCATTCGTCCGTGTTGTCTGCTACGGCCACGTAATGATACGGGTCGTCTTCAGCCCAGAGTGAAATTCTCTCGTTTATATCATTGGCAAGCTGGGTGGCGTCTTTCTCACTTAAGTATCGGTCAACCAAAACATCGCTGACATCGTAATAACGGTGCTTCCCTATAACCTTGTACATATAGACACCCCTTTGGATTTTATTATTTCGCGCATAAGGCGGCTTTGCCGCCGCGTCTATCTAGGCTGGGTACACCGAAGGGACGGAATAGGAATGATACCGAAGGTACAGGATAGGAATGATACCGAAGGCTTACGGGATCCCGTAAGCCCTAGCAAAGCGCAGATCCTAGAAGTCATAAGCAGACAGATCTTCAAGCCCGTCTATTTCTTCTTGTGTTAAGACAACCGTATAGCCCATGTCGGCGGCCATATCTTCGTAATTGGCTTCATCGGCGGCATACCAATTGGAATTATTATCGTCCATAAAAAAAGAACCGCCAGGGATGTTATCCCCAGCGGTTTCAGCCATGACGCCATAACCGGTATCCCTGCCGGTATTAATGAACGTCACGATGTTTGCGGTGCGATAAACCCTGAATTCCTTTCCATTTTCATCCTTCTTTGTGTAATATTCTGTGTTGCTTTTGCCGAATACCGGGATGCAGACAAACTTAAGCTCTTTACCGATAAGCGCGGCGATATCGCTCATAGTGGAAACGTTTTTGTCTGCGTCGAATATTGTACCGACCCACTCGCCGTTTACCATGAGGACATACTTCAAATTGCCATTCATGGTTGTCGGCGCGATGGTTGTCACGCTTCCCTCGGCCTGCATACGCGTAACGGCATAGCGGGAATCCTTGGCGCCTTCCGCAATCTCGGATGTTTTCCAGGATACCTTGATGTTGTACTCGCCCTCGGCGGCCTTCTTATTGGCCTTCTTCATTACAGGCACGATAAGCTTTACACTGCCGTTAGTTGTCCCGTTGACTTCATACAGCCCATCGGCGATACCGGAAACCTTGTCTAGGAACGGCTGCCCGATGCCTTCGGCTCTGCACTTGCCGTCTTCCACTACTACGCGGGCCGTATCGGGAGGCACATTTATACTCAGCACACGGTAGTCCGTATTGCTGATGCTCTTAGCGACCGCATGGATGCCGTCAAAACAGCACATAAACACAAAGCTGTTGATGCCTTGGTTATTGTGCCCTTTCCTCATCAGGCGTTCTTCGCCTACGCAATAGGCGGCAAGTGCCAAGCTATACCTGTCGCCTGACAAAGCGGCAAGCTTGTCCGTATACTCCGCAATGACCTCTTTACGCAGCCCCATCATCTCTTCCTTAGAAAGGGCGCGAGACGAGAATATTGCCCTGATGTCGGACGCATAGGCGCTCTCAAGGGCGGCCGCTTCTTCTTTGATCCTGTCGTATTCGTTGATGTCAACAAGCTCGCTTTGTTTGTAAGACTCCGCAAGGCTATAGCAGCAGCTATAATCCGGTTCGATGGTAGCGATTTCGTTAGCGACAAACGCATGGATGTGGCTCATGATGTCGTTAGTTTCATACATAAGGTCGATCTTGCGCAACTTCTTTTTGCCGACCTCTTTATCGGTAACAATGCCGACCCTCTGGCCACCGGTTTTAAGCGGCACGTTGGATCCGTGGTTGAAGCGCTGTACGCGGACAGATACGCGGTTGCCATTCCTATCCTCATAATCTTTGTCCTCAGCAATGTCGAATTTCTTTTCCGTCTTGCCTTTGATATCGGCAAACCAGCGGGTCACGAACGGTATCTGGTGTTCAGGCCCGAAATTAGGCTTATAGCCGCTCTTAGGGCTGTCTATCTCAAGCTCGCTCATCGTAGTGAGGATAACACTCAAGAGATCGAAATAGGCCCTTGCTTCCGCTACAGCGGCCGCGTACGCCACGGGGTCGTTCGCAAGTTTGCGCAGGTTCCTAAATTTGTTATACGGCGTCTGGGGCTTCTCGCCCTCATGGAACCAGCTTGGCGTATTGATAACGTACTGTGAGAATTTCACGTACGCTGTCAACGCTTCCTCATCATTCAATAAACCCAGCACGTTAGTATTGGCGTTTATTATAAGACCGACGCGGCTCTTGACGAGGTTCTTGCGGATCTGCTCTACAAAAACGTCATACTTAAGGGCAACGTTGTTCCCTTTAGCGCCTGGGTTGTCGTTATAGATAATCACGTCGGATGCCTTAAAGTCATCGACAAAGATTTTTGTTACAAAACAGAAGTCTCCGTCGAAATCAGCTCCTGCCATACCAAGGGCAGTCGAGTCATAAGCGTTGAATACAACAAGGTCGTTCATAAAACGGTACCAGTCAATAACAACACCGTCTTTGCCCTTTCGCGTGAATGCCGGCTGGATGCAGTTAAGCTTCCTAATCTGCCTCCAGTTGGTAAGGGGCGTACGCATAGCAAGGGCATGTCCCGCATAGCCGCCAAGATAAAACTCTCCGGATTTGAGCCCCTGCTCTTTGTCAGGCTCTTTCATAACCGGTGTGTCGCTTTCATTGAACGTGTACTTGCGGGTCACTTTCCCATCCCCATCTATATATTTCTTAACCCTGAGGTTGTTGAAATATTCAACGGGATCGCACGCCATAATGTGAATGCTGCCCGGCATTGGCACATGGCCGTTGAGCATATTCTTTTCTATTGTCTCTTTCCTGCGCATGATGCTGCGTACAACCCATGAAACCGTAAGCGCTGTGGCGGGGTTGGCTAATATGAATTCACGCAGTTTGTCCGTGGTTATATTCTCTTCCTCGTCCTCTACGATTTCGATGGAGTTTTCATCGGTATATACATAGGGGACGATTTGGAGGAACGCCAGCGCGTTCTCTATTGATGACGTGCAATTAAGGATCAGGTCTTTAATACGCTCCAGGTATGGCGTGAAATGATCAGGTCCCAGTTGGTTGTTAAGGGTTGTGATCATCTGGTAGTTCCAAGACACAAACTCGGTCGGCTGCTTGGAGATGTTGGCTACCAAGAATTCCGCCATTGTGGGGTCGAAATCCGACTTCCACATGCCGCCTGTGAAAATAACGTCTTCGCATACGGCGTTCTTGGTATAGGAACGAAAGTCAAATACAACCAAAATGCCTTTAACCTGGCCGTACCTGATCTGAAACATTGACGGGAGGCGCTTTAAGCCCATAGCTTTTGCGAGCCTCTTGGCCGTACAGGGAAGCATGAACCCCATGCCGTCATTAGCCGATACGGTTTTCCTCATTTGTTGCTTAAACACTTGAAGTTTAGCCATTGCCTTCTCTTCATCGGTACCTGTATCCATAACCCCTTTATATAATCCTTCAAACTTTTCATTGTCTTTGGAATCGTAATAGGTCAGGGCGGTGAATTCTTTCTCGATTTCTAAATCGTCGGCGCGGGCAAAAGTAAAATCAAAGCCCTTTATGATTGTGCCGTTCGTACCGGACAGTCCTTTGCGCGAAATGCTCTTGTGTACAGGCTGGAATTCTTCGCGCAGGTACTTGGCGTTGCAGGTAAGCGTTACTGCCGTATCGTCGAAATCGAGCGTTGACATATCGACTTTGCAAAGGCGGTTTTTGCTACTGGTTTGATCGCTTACCCTATAGATAGCGAACTTTTCCAGTTTCTCACGGCCTTCAACCTTGCACTTTACAAACGTCCCTTGCGGCATTACGCCGATTTCCTCAAAAGCCGCAACCGGGAACAATAGGCCGCTGTAACACAGGGCATTTTTCATCGCCACGTCGTCTTCGTTGTTATCGTTGCCGCCAGACGCATCGGCCTGGACGACATTCTGCATCCAAAGTTCGCCGTCAATTTCTTCCGCGCACTTGTAAGCGCCAAACGACATGCCGCCTTTTACTGTTTTCACTACTGACGGGCGCGTATAGCCCCTGCCGTTCTCAAAGTAGAACCTTTTGTGTTCAGGCCTAAGCTCGATAACATCCGGGTTTACCATTACAAAATCCTTGCCTTCGCGGTTCTTGTAGATAAAGGCGTTGTTTACTTCTGTTCCATCGTTTAAAATCGTTTTGCCGAACACGTCAAATACGAACGACCAAGGCTGCCTCTTTTCGATCTGATACACTAAAAACACACCTTTCATAATTTTATTTTTAAAGCAATAAAAAAAAGGCATAGTTTAACGTCACCCATGCCTGTTCGGACGATTTGCCAGGACTGTTGCCCTTATGCAACTTTAACGCGCATTTCTTTTGCAATTATAAGGGCCTTTGCCTTCTGCGCCTCCCATACAGCCAGCTTCCCGCTGTCTTTCTCTTTCCTTGACGCAACGAGGCCCGCTTTGACCTTGTTGTATTTCGAGAAAAAAATTAAGGCCTCAGCAGCCATACCGGCAAACTGGGCCTTTTCAATCTGCAATTTCTCCATGAGCGCGTGGTCTTTGACCTTCACATCCCACGAGTTGTTCCTCTGCACCTGATATGCGTACGCCACCTGCGCCTTTCCTGCGTACAGGTTGATAAAATCCATGCCGTTGCGCCCTATGCCATGTGTGAGATGGTATTCCGGCGCGGCCGCATCCTCTTTTGCCGGGCCAACAAGGGGATCGGGCTTGAAGGGGGCCCATTTGCCGTTCAGATACTCAAGCGAGAACTTTTCGCTCTCTTCTGACCCAGGCGCTACCTCCCTGGCGTCAACTACGCCTGACAAATCAGCGTCTATATCAGCCACGAACAGCCTGCTCATCTGAGCGGAAACGAAACCGTCCCTGTTGATTTGTGCAGCGTTAACAGCGTGCGCGTTTTGATACTTTACTTCCTCAGGCAGATCCACAGAAATAAACAGGGCCCCCTGATGAAGCGCGCTTGTATACAGGCTTGTGTCATCCATATCAGCCGTTAAAATTTCATTGCCAGTTTTAATTGTGATACTCATCTTTACTTCCTCCTTTTTATTTTCAATGATGTACCGCTGTACCTTCGCTTCGATTTCCTCGTCTAACGCGTTGTTTAATAAATTATTGAACGCTTCGGTGTCCAGGTTGTTACAGACCATCTCAAGCAGGTCTATCCTCTCTTCGTTTGTCAGTGCTTTTGCCATTTACAACATCTCCTTTTTATTTTTTTTATGCGTGTCCCAGGACAATCGTCCTCGCATACCAGATTAAAATCCTCTTGAAAAAAATAAACCCCCAATCGCTTCCGCCGCCCAGATCTAAGACCCCATGGGCATGAAACGATTTTGAGTTTACAAAGATCAATATTATTACCGCCTGGAAAATTTATATATTTTTATCCGGTATCGATTTTTTTTTGAATATAATTTTAAAATAAAAATTAAAATATAAATTTTTTTGTATTACAGTAGTACCTCTGCGTAAGGAATATAGTAATTGCCGTCAGGAACACTTCTTTTTTATCAAATCATATATTGATAAAAAAGGAGTGTTGACTGATGGCTTTTTCTTTTCAAATTCCAAAACCAAAAAACCTGGGCCAAGTGTTGGTACAGACATCGAAGACCATTCGAGACGGCGGCGGAACATTCTCCGGAACTGAAGAATACGGCGGTTTCACCGGAAACGGCGTCAAGGGCACATATGCGGTCGGAGACCAAATCTCGATTACCATTACCGAAAAGCCGTTCCTGGTGCCGGAATCACTTGTAAAATCGACAATTACAGACTTTTTCAAAGGAGTATAATATTTTTAGCGACTGGGGAAATGGATGGGTCGGCTTTACTATAGAATCCAATTGAATGGATATTGAAAGGGCAAAAAAAAAGCGGCGGATTATAAATATAGTTATTTTAATAAATTTTAAAGAATAAGCCTTTCATACGAATTTGCGGCGCAAAGGGTGAGCATTAAGAAAATAGGGATTTAAAATAAAAAATGAAGGCGCGTAGCCTTTCTTACGCGCCTTCATTTTTTATTGCCTCTACATTCAATATCCCCGCCTGTATATTATATTTCAAATAAACCTTTTCTAAAGAGGTGTTTTTTTAATGGATATAAATTTGGTTAATTCAAATAAGGGCACTATACCGGGATCTGCCAGCCGGCTCAGGAGCAACAGTTCTAATGCCGTAATAAGCAACACCGATATACCGAAAAGCAGCTTCGGAAACAATGTCGGGACTATAAATGCGACTATCCCTAAATCCAGGTCGGTAGGTTTGGCGCGAAATGCCGGCGCCTCGTATGGGTCCACCGTATTAAGCAACCGTACCGACAGGCGCGGGGCCGTAGACAACATCAAGCTTAAGCATCAGCAGATGTTTGGTACCGGGACAGACAATATGCGTAATACCAAAAACCCTTTTGTTATTAATTAATTATTTTATTTAATAAAAAATATTTATTTTTGTAGGAACGGAAAGTATGAATGCCAAATAAAAAAAGAAAAAAACCCGCGGCACAGCCGGAAGAAGAGTTCGATTTATGGGACGAGGACGATGATTTATTAGAGGTTGAAAAAAACAGGAAAACACTCCGGGACATACCTAAGGAGCTTATCGACCCGCACGCCGGCAAGCACCCGGTCGAGCTTATATGGGGCCTCCGCAAAGGCGAGATAGAGGAAACAAATAGGAACGCCAGGATGTTTTCGATGAAACATGGGATGCTTGCCGGCGTGCCTTTGATATGCAAAGACGAGAAATGTAGTTTTATCGACGTATGCACGGTGGATAAATTATATAGGCGGAAGAAAATGCGCTGCCCCATGGAGATAGCGGCGTTGATATCCCGGTTCGAATACTACTGCCGCCATTTTGAGGTAGGCGTCGGGGACGATGTGCTTCCGGAAGAGGTCACTGACCTGACGCTTATCAGGCAGCTTTGCGATTTGGAGATACAGATACTCAGGGCAGACAATAAAATAGCCATTGACGGCGATTTTATCGTACGGAACTTGATCGACGAGACGAAAAAAAGCGGGCTTTTGATATACGAAGATAAAGTGTCCCCTGCCACCGCGTTCAAACTTGAACTGTATAACAAGCATAATAAAATCCTTCAACTATTGGCGGCTACACGGAAGGACAAAGTAAATATCGCCGTGTCCGACGCTTCCGTGCAGGCTTCCGAATTAATGCGGAAGATCAAGGAGCTTAAGGAGGAGGACATTATAAACGTTAATTTGGAAGAAGACGAGCTTGTCAATGACGACGGCTCCATTAACTTTAATATCATAAGTAAATTTGCGGAAGGCGGTGAAGGGTAATGGCAATGATGACAGGCGACGCTGCCGGGATTATAGCAAATAAGGTTGCAAAAGAGGGGACTACCGGGTTTGTTTGTTCCGCGCTAAAAAGGGCCGGGGCGAAAATAAACCCTAAAATACCAAAAACAGGCGCGGAATTGGCAAGGCACCAAGAATATTTGCAAAACCTCTATATGAGCCGTATGCCGTCTATGGCTTCTTTGGAAGCCCGATCCGATATGCTTGGCGCGGCGAATAACAGGCTGACGGATCTTGAAAACCAGTTGGCTGCCGTATCTGACAACAAAGAAGGTATTCTAAATATTGTAGGCAATGCAAGAAACAACATGAGCAGGAAAGGCCTCCAAAATAAAATAGACGCCCAAAAAAGGGGCATAGCGGAATTCCGAAGCACAACCCCGGATGTACAGGCAAGGGCGACATTCCAAGACGAAGCCGCCGCCATAAACGCGGAAGTTACGAAAAGACGGGAAGCTATTAATTGGGCGCCTATAGGCAGTGATAGAAAAAAAGCTTTTAAAGCCGGCGGGTTTACCGGGCTTATGAACTCGTATCAGAACGTTGAAGGCAATTTAAACTGGGGCGCGGCCGCACGGGACGCCGCTGGATTGACAGTAGGCGGGGCCGTAGGGCTAAACGCGCTTGGGGACGCAGGGGGCTTGTTGTTCGGGAACAGGACTTTGACAACCGACGAAGTTGGCAGGAAAGACATAGCCCTCGTGCCATTTATTTAAGTTTTATTTATATATCATAAACTTTATAGGAAGCCGGTGAGAATAATGGCTAAAGGCTTAGGTAGAGCAATAATAAATGAAAATAAAATGGCCGGGAAGTTCATTCAAAATTCAATTAATGCAAATATGGTTTCCGGGAATGTAATTGTAAAAAACATTGACCCGGGGCTGCCGATAGGAGCTAGGGCTGCTTCATCTGTTGCAGGGCTTGCGCCTGCCGCAACAACAAGATCATTAGCCGCAGGTACAATTGACCCAGTTCTTTCCGCCGCGGCAGGCGGTGCGGGAAGCGCCGCCGCTATGCCGGCGGCGGGCTTAGTAGGCTCCCCTGTGGGCGACACGGCAGGGAGGATTGCCGGCGCTACAAATACATATTGGGGCGGGGTCAGAGACGTAGGCGGCGATATAAAACGGGGTGCAAGAAGCCTTTGGGAAAAAACGAGGGATTATTATACCGGCGCCGATATCGAAGGGGCCGCGGATTTTAGAAGGCAAATGGGAAGCAGGTATGCCATTGCCGGAGGGGCCGTTGCCGGATCCCTGGCAGCCATAGGCTTAATGAATTCAAGCGAAGACAGGCGTATGCAAAGGAATGTGCAAAGGGCCACGGGCGGGTACGGATATTAATTCGATTATTTAAAGGTTGGTCAAACATGCCTACTGTAAATTTAATTCAAGACTTAGTAGACGTAACTAAAGGAGTATTTAAATCCACTTCCAAAATTACCCCAAAATCCGCAGCCAAAGCAGCCGCCGCAGGCACCGCGAAAGGGGCATGGGGCGTAGCTGCGGGTACAGGCAAATGGGCCGGCGCAAGGACAAAAACTTTAGTTACCGATGAAATACCCGAATTAGCCAGGGATATAAAGAATATTTATAATTCTTCCCTTTTTCAAAACATCAAAGACACCGACAGGGATTTCGGCCTTATATGGGAAGGCTATAAAGCTTTAGGCGGGCGGGAGTTTTCCGGGGGCGGCAAAGCGCTCGCTTATACTGCGGCCGGCGGAATTGCGGCTTACGGAATGTACAAAGGGTACAGCACAGGCAATAACCGTGTAATAATGGGGAATATCGACGCCGATCTGGAAGGCCTGCCAAATAAGGTGTCCTCCAATGCCTCCCCAGTCAATATGTCGGAAGAAGGCATTGGCGAGGCGATGGCAAGCCAACGGAGGCGCTCGATACGGAACTCCGGCGCGGACGGCGAGCTTGCGATGTCACTGCATAGGCTGTACGGCACGGGCCAGCAGCGGTTTATTTAGAAAGGGGATTTAATATAATATGTCCGCTTATATGACGGCCGCAATAGCGGGGCAGATAGCGTTGGGCGTATTCGGCAAAAACCTCCCGAAAGGCGTCAAGCTTGCCGGGGACGCGGCGGCCTATGGGCTGACATTTGCCGGGGCAAGGCAGGAAGGCAGATCCGGCTGGGGCGACATAGGCTCAATGGTGGCATGGAATATAGGGTCCGCGGTGCTTGGCACGGGGCCTATGATGGCGCTTACCGGCGCGACCCTTGTTGGCGCGATGGCGCCTGCGCTTTACCAATCCGCCGTCCAGACCGCGGGCGTCAGGAACCAGGCATATCTCGGCTCGTTCGGCGGTGGCTTCCAAATGTCGCAGACGGCCGCGACAATGCGGGACGCCGGGATGCGGGCAATAAATGAAAACGGTTATAACCTGAGATCCGTCCTCGGATCGGAAGTAAGGAAATACGTTCAATAAAAACAATTTTAAAAAAGGAGTTTTTATATATGAACCCATCGCCAAGGATATCACCGAGATTGGAGGGCTTAAACCTGCCCCCGCGTTTCCCCCATGCAAATTTTGAGACAAAAAACCATAAACGTGAAATTGCCACAAGCAAATGGTTCTTTAGGAACGCGGATCTGTTTTTGCTAAGCCAAAACCAGGCATTGGACAACGAACCCAATATTTTTGCGCGCAAATTTTTGCGCATGTATAACAACCTCGTCCCGGCGCCGCGCAGCTAATCGGTATTAAGACAAGCCATGGCCCAGGCAAGCACAAAAGAGCAGCGCATAGAGCTGGCTATCTTAAACAATCCCGTTTTATGGGCAGAGAAGAACTTCGCCTGGGTAGCGCGGGATTATCAGGTAGCCCCCCTTCAAAGCGTTAAAAATTCCAGGCAGACCGTCCTGCGGTTCGGCCGCCGCCTTGGCAAATCGGAGATTATAGATATTGCCGTCTTGTGGCACGGGTTCTGCCAGCCGAACAAAATCCACCAGGACAAATACAATATCTTAATTTTATGCCCATATGACGCCCAGGTGGACCTACACTTTGACCGGCTGCACGAACTCTTGAACAGGTCCCCCGTTTTGCTAAAAAGCATCACTCGCGATGTCCACCATAGGATTGAGCTGTCCAACGGCACGGTAATCACCGGGATGACGGTGGGCTCCAAGAATGCGTCCGGCGCGGACAATACACGCGGGCAGCGCGCAGACCTGATTATCCTCGACGAAGCGGATTATATGGGGGAAAAAGAAATAACCAATATACTGAACCTCCGGAACGAGTCGCCGGAAACTATACGCATAATATCGGCCTCTACGCCATGCGGGAAACGCGGCTCTTATTATAAATGGTGTACACAGGCCTCATGGGCCTATGAGGCCCTCGTTGACGCAATCAATGTCAACTACAAAGTAAAATTTGCGAAAAAGGCAAAGCCAAAGGGCGAAGGCAACGGGTGGATCGCTTTTTACGCGCCCTCTACCGTCAACAAGGAACTGGTGAAAATAAACCCGGACACGGGCCAGTCCTATATAGACGATTTCCGCGACGAATTAACGGAAGAGCGCTTTGAACAGGAAGTGATGGCGCTGTTCGGCGTGGAGTCCCTTGGCGTGTTTAACAAAGACTACCTTGACTATGCGTTCGCCGCCGGGAAATACCAAAAATACTATAACCGCATGTCCATTGACGAGCGCGCCGAATGGAAGAGGCGCCATGTGCTGCATAAAAAGATCTTCGGGGTTGACTGGGACAAAACGGCGGCGGGCCCGTCGCTTGTCGGAGTGATGTTCGATGAAAGCGATTTTAAATTTAAAGTCTTCTTGCGGATAGAACTACCCCGCACAGAATTTACATATATAAACGCCGTAAACGAAGTAATCAAATGGAACAACGAAATAGACCCCGACTGGATTTATATAGACCGCGGCGCGGGCGACGTGCAGGCCGAAATGCTTGCGAAATACGGCCGACAGTACCCGGAGTCCGGGCTCCAGAAGAAAGTCGTTGCAAACTCCCTCTCGGAGAAGACAAACATAATCGACATCTTTACAAAGAAGCGCATTAAGCACCCGCTTAAACCGACGATGATCAATAACGCGGTTTTGGTTTTTGAACGTAAATCCATTTTAATCCCCGAGGACAAAAAGCTCAGGTCGCAATTGGAAGAATACCGGATCAAAAGGATTACCCAGGCGGGCGTCCCGGTATACGAAGACGGCAACGATCATTTTGTTGACGCCCTCGCCCGCGCCCTGTTTGGCTTTGCGAAACAGTATGACGAGCTGTTTAAAGTTACCGTGTCTACGAAAGTCAAATATATTAACGGCGTAGACGTTTCGCAGGCCCGCCCGACGCTAGGCGGCGATAAAAAAGAGAAAGAAAAAAACGACGCCGCCGCCCACAATGAATTTATAGTACGCGAAATGCTTAAACATGCGGAACATAACCCGTTTGACCCCGAATATGCCGAAGAAAAGGCTACCGGCACATATGGCCGCAATTCCGGGCGGAGCCTTGTCAATAAGAAAACCCCTAAAAGGAGGAGTTGGCGGAAATGAAAAATATTAAACGCGAAGGCGATCATGTCCCGGACAGCCGTCCTGACAACCGTATTTTTGATATTTTAAAGTTCCGCCCCGACTCCCTGCGGTATTATATTTTTTCGCGTTTCAATAAAATCGCGGAGTCTTTTACCGAAGAAGCCGCCGCCGCTGAAACACTATTATCTGAGTTTAAAAATACCGTAGCGTACAGCCCTTTTGTTACGCAAGAATCCTTTGTCGATAACATAAAAGCAACAGGCAATTTAATTAACGAAATGAATTCGATAGATACATCGCCAGCATTAAAAACTGCCCTTGGCGATGTTTTATATAAATCCGTCGTACAGGTTGAAAAGATTTTCGATTTATTTAGGGTTAAAAACTTTGGCGCGGTCCAAACCGACTACTATGAAATCCTGAACCAGATAGACTCCTTCATGGACTCATTTATGGCCGAACACGAAAAAAACCTCAATACGATAAACTATGATATTTTAAACGCCGATTTAAAGACAAATTACATAACCCAAAAACTTCTTGACAGGCGGCTGTTCCACCTGGGCAGGCTTGTCTCGGCGGTCCGGGCGGAAGCCGGCAGCCCTAAGGGCTTTGTGTTCGATCAAAATGAAATGGATATTATCCGCGAGGCCAATTTTGAAAATTCCGCCATGATGGCCCAAGCCAAAAACGGGCTTGACCAAAACACATTTTCCGATGCCCCCGTCAACCTCCTGAATAATATCTATGGCGCACAGGAAAGGATATTCCGGTCTACTGGTTTATTGGCGTCAAATAACCCTGTGACGCAAAAATCCGCAATTAAAATAAAATCAAAATCAAAGGCTGTCTTAGAAAATGAAAACAAAGAATATTTTAAATATCAATATTTGGATGAAGTAAATTTCAAACTGTTTTATTTAAGGTTCAAGGAATTCGCAGAGACGGAACAGGCACTTTTTAATTTTGATTAGATTGAAGGTGTACCCATGCCTACAAACAACAAAAAAAACCAAGCTTCCGAACACAATCGTGGACATGATCATGTCCAATCGTCTGGACAATCGTCAGGCCCGGACATTGTCCGGTCGTCCTCGGAACAAAAAAAGAAGCGCGGCAGGCCCCCATCCGAGGGCCGGCCGCCAAAAAATAAAAATATCCCGCCCGAAAAAAAAGAACCCACGCAGACCGGGGATAACGGCGCCCAGCCCGTCAAGCGCGGGCCCGGCAGGCCACGGAAAGACGGCGCTGAAAGCAAGCCTAAAAAACCAGACATAATCATACGCGACGCGCCAACGGGCACAAGGTCCGGAAGTGGCGGCGGCAGCGGGTTTAACCCGCTGAACACCGATCCGAAGCAAATACTTGCGCGTAGGATCGGGTTCCGCAGCGGCGACGTTACCGATACTGACTTTGAGGAGCAGGAAATTAATTTCGCCGAAATAATGCTTGCCTATGACACAGACTCTTACGTAAGGGCCGGCATAGACAAGTACATCGACCTGATGTGGAAAGAGGGCTATGTAATTACCGGCAGGAACCAGGACGCCGTTAAATATATAAAAGACCGTTTCGCGTATATGGCCGAAACTACCCAGGTGCCGATAGATCAGTTTTTTTATGATATAACGGAAGATTTAATAAAATACCACAACGTTATGATTCTAAAAGCCAGGATGAATAACCCGTTGCAGTTGCCGCCTGGTTATTCTATTGCCGGCCGTGCAGGCCTCCAGCCGGTGGCCGGGTATTTTACAGCGCCGGCTGCCACGTTCCAGGCAAGGCGGGACCAGTTCGGCACGGTGAAGCAGTGGAAGCAGTCGTCTAGGGACGAAAGCGCCGAAAAAACCTTCCGCCCGGAAGACGTTATACATATTTATTACCGCAAAGAAAAGGACGAGCTTTGGGGCAAGCCTTTCCTGGTCCCCGTGCTTGAAGACGTTCTGTCCTTGCGCGAGGCGGAGGAAAGCGTGCTGCGTTTAATCTGGCGCAATATTTTCCCCTACTACCATGTAAAGGTAGGCACCGACGAATACCCCGCGAATGATCAGGACGTAACGCGTGTGGAAAACACGATCCAAAGGATGGACCGGGAAGGCGGCGTAGTAACCACACATAATGTTGATATCAAGTCTGTCGCCGCCGATCAGGTAATAAACGGCGAGCCGTATTTAAGGTACTGGGAACAGAGGATATTTACCGGCATAGGGTTGCCTGAACTGTATTTCGGCCGCGGGGACACGGCCAACAGATCGACCGCCGACAACATGATGGGCACCGTCTCGGACAAGATAACCGCTTACCAGCGCGTCCAGCAAATTTTTATCTTCGATAAAATCATAAAGGAACTTTTAATAGAGGGCGGCTACGACCCTATATTAAACGACGACGACAAAGTATTTTTTATATTTAGAAACACCGACCTTGACCGCCAGCAAAAATTAGAGAACCAGGCAATCATGAAATACGAAAAGCACGCCATCACGGAAGACGAGATGCGCGAAGAGATAGGCCGCGACCCGATTGAGATGGAAGACCAGGACAAGCGCGACAAAATGTACATCGAAGTCGTCCAAAGGCGGCAGGCTGAAATTAAAGCCGAATACGCCGAAACAAAACAGCCCGACGGGACGGCCGGGAACAAAACTCAGCCAGCCAACCAACACGGTAAAAACCCCAGCGCCAAGCGGCGGACAAACAGCGTTTCGCCAGACAGCGGGGAAGCCGGGGCAAAGGCTAACCAAATTGATGAAATATTGCCGCTTGTAATAGAGGAGCTTTATAGCGCGAAAGAAAATGTTTTAAATATCAGCCGCAAATTATGGCCTGACAGTAATTTTTCATTAAGGCCGTACGATCCGCAAAAATACCTCCTCGTATATTACGGGGAGATAACCGACGCGCTTCATGCCGTAAAAGAAAAAATATTTGATTTAAACATGATAGGCAATACATGCCCGGAACAGAAGAATATATTCATATCCTGTTTATTCGATGAATTGTTTAGGACAATCCAATATTCCGCGTCAGTATATAATAATAAGATTGATTTTATCAATGACGTTTCCGTTGTCTTCGACTTATTCAGCGACAATATCAAAATTGAATACTATAACTTAACGAAAGGAGCGCCAGAGATAAATGGGTGAAAATAAAACGCGGGAATTCGATCCGTCCGCAATGGATCATTTTTTTGATTCTATAGATCTTATTTTTGACAATAAGCAAGGCGTATATAAAAATGCTTCCCTCTATGACGGCAAAAATAGAGAAACTAAATTCATTACCGTAACAGACGCAAGGAACGCCGATGTAGAAAGCCTCCTCGTTATCATTGAAGCTACCCATGATGGCAAGACAGAAAATTTCACCGAGTATATCGGCGAAAAAATGCGAAAGTCTACGCCTACATGGACAAGCCCACATAACAAGCCAGTCCTAAAGCACCATAACTCATATAGCGGGGACCCAATCGGCAGGGTAATTAAAGCGGAGTACGGCGATTCGGTAACAAACCCGGATTCGAAAACAATATTTTTGACAATGGAGATAACCGAAGAGGACGCCATCGATAAATTCCTGGACGGGCGTTTTTCAACAGTCTCCATCGGCGCGAGGGTAAAGGAGCTTACCTGCCAGATCTGCGACAGGCAGATCCTCAAAGAAGGCTTTTGCGGCCACTGGCTCGGCGAGAAATATAAAAAAGTGACCAAAACGCCGGCGGGCAAAGACAAAGAAGAAATGGTCACTTGCTATTGGACCATAGGGGAATGTACATATTACGAAGTCTCCGTTGTCAATACCCCCGCGGACAAAAAGCAGACCGGCCCCCTTCAAATGATCAAGAAGACGGCTGACGGTTCAGCAAGCGATTCGGCGGATAATAGCCCAGGCAAAGACAGCTCCGCCGGTATCGATGAAATAGCGGACTTCCTCGACAGCGCGGGCAATCAAACACAATCGTCCGGTTCGGAAGATACGGACGCCCAAAATAAAGATGAAGGCGATGAGCAAAATGCCGATAGCGACGCCGATGGCGAAGAGCCTGGGGATGAGGAAAATGCAGATAGCGAAGCCACGGGCCCCGAAGAAGGCGCAGGGCAAGAAAACATCAAAAAAATAAAAGAGCTGGAAGAAGAGGCCAACCGGTTGAAAACCGACAATGAACTATTGGCGACGACCAATGCCGCGCTTCAAATTGAAAATGAAAAGCTGTCGGCTGAAAATAAAGAACTAAAAGATTCAAATGAAGTTTTAACGAAACAGCTAAGCACCCGCACGAACCAGACGCTTTCGCTTGGGCGCCAGCTTAAAGAAATCATGAAAAATACCATCGCTACGCTTGGCAGGCAAAAAATAGACGACGCCGTATATGCCGAAAAAACAATTCTCGATATCAAAAAAGAATTTGACGGTATCGTGAACCGCGTGTCTACGGCAGTCCCCCCGGTAAGCCCCCCAGGGCTTGTCAACAACAACGCAGCAGGTGTTGACCCTGAATCGAGGACAATCGTCCTAGGGGCGTCTAATGCGCCGAACAAAAAGAAAACGGTCCAAGAATATGCCGACGCAATAATTGAAAAAAAGAAAACAAGGAGTGAGTAAACGTCAATTGCTATGTTAAAACAAAGCTTATAACCGCCCGGTAGTACGGACGGTTGTTATACCTCCTACCTTTGGCTTGCCGATTTTCCAGCAGTGGCGTTACATTGCGGGGCGATTGACCGCGCCCCTTAATACAGGGACATGCCCTATATTAACCGCTATGCTGTTTGCGGGTTTGCAAGGTACTCTATTCCCTTGTTATAAAGGTTCATTGCGCCAACACGGTCGTCGTTGGATTTATAACCGCATTTTGTGCATTGAAACTTATGTAATTTTTTATTGCGGTTGGAACTTTTCGTATAGCCACACATTGGACATTCCTGGGATGTATATTTAGGATCTACGGCAATTGATTTAGAATTATATTTTATAGCTTTATATTCAATCTTTTTCCGCAGGTCATAAAATGCCCAGCTAACTATGACATAACGATGTTCTAACTTTACTTTTTCAGTTGCCCCACGGATGCCGGTTAAATCTTCTAACATGAAAAGGGTGCCTTTTGGCTGGTTTTCAACGAGTGCCTTAGATACCTGATGGTTAACATCCTGTATCCAACGGTTTTCTCTTGAGCCGATTTTCTTAAGCCTGCGACGTGCGCTTGGAGTTTGGCGGTTCTGAATCTCTTGCCGGACTGCTTTGCATTTGGCGCGCCTATGTTTTATTGGCTTCCCGCTATAAAAAATAGTATTGGAATTTGAATCATAAGAAACAGCAGTAAAATTAACGCCAAGGTCAATGCCAACGATATTATTGATATAGCATTTTTCAGGCAAATCTATTTCTTTTGAACACGAGATATGCAAGAACCATTTGCCGTGCTTATAAATTAGCTTTGCGGTCCCGAATTTCCATGTGCCGTCAAAATATTGTCTCATTGATTTAACTTCAAACGGTATTTTCTTAATGCGGCCGTTTACAGTGTTTATATTAAAAAGTCCTTTTACGATACTATAATCTTCACCAAAAACAAGCTCATATTGTGGCTTTTTAAAATATGGCTGTATCCATTCGTTTTCGTTTGTTTGTATAGTTTTATATTTAGCGATAACGGTTTTAATAACTGATTGCGCCATATTCGCTCTAAGATTAAACCGTGTCCGCAAATCATAGTAAAGCGCGTCGTTAATAATATAAAAATTAAGGTTTCTAATTACCCAAATGTATTCGGAAACATAATTACAAGCGTTTTTATAGGCGTCCATAGTTATTTTCAAACTATCTATTTGATCTAGGGTAGGCAAGATCTTAATTTTTGCGGCTATAACAAGCTTAATAATATCACCTCCTACAGTGATAATATATCATATTTTGTCCAAAAATTCAATATAAAGGAGAGAAGCGCTTTCCTCCTCATAGCTAAACTAGGGGTTCTTAGCGCGAAACCTAATGGCAATGCAAAACCCGACTATCCGCAGAGAAGATGAACGTAACGCCGCCATGCACTTAATCGTCTCGGACGATTACGCGCCCGCTATAAAGTGGATCACCTCCCCCCTTTTTAAAAGGGATCCTGACCTCGCTTCTATCTGGGAAAACGGCATTATGTTCAAACACCAGTGGGGCGGCCTCAAAAACGAGGATGTAGTCATACCTATGGGCAGGATCGTGGCCCTCGGCGAGCCGACCAACGACTATATCATGGAGCAGTTCGTTAATACCATAATCCTGCCTGGCATGTATCAGACGCAATACCCGAACTGGTTCGGCATAGCGCCGTATAACCTCATCGACCCGGCATTCCAAGAAAATCAATTTGGCGGGAACCAGCCCGGCATAAGGACCAACCCGGTAATAGAGATCCCTTATACCCCCCAGATTATAACCGCGACATCGGCTGATTTCTTTAACCCGGCATTAGCCAAGGCGCAAATGGTGCAGGAAGAGGCCGTAATGACCCGCGCACTTAAAAATCCTTGGGGCGCGCTTATCAATAACCCGGACTCCATTGAAGGCATCCAGGTCAGGGCCGGCGACTATGTGCGCATGACCCCGTCGGGCCGTTTCTGCAAATGGATCCGCGGCACGGACGACCCCGACTTGCGCGTAGGCAAAATTTTGTCATGCGATTGGAACCAGAAAAAGCACGGCTTACTTAACTGGATTTTATGGGGCATGAACGAGATGCACGAAGACGCGCCTTATAACCGCGCCGGTTTCCCCGGGGACGATATAAACCAGAGGAACGCCTACGGCATAGCGTGGCCATACGACCCGAGCGTACACGAAGTTTTGACCAAGCGCGCAGGCTATATTTCCCCTTACATGACCGAGCGCGAAATGACCGGTATCCCAGGCCTGCATGACGGCACGGGCGCAACCATGGGCTTCGGCATAAACGACACGTTCTATTCGTGCCAGCTTTTTGATTCCGATGACAACCTTGTTGACGCTACATTCCCCGGCATAGCCCCTGGAAACGCCGCCACGTTTACGTTCCGCGGCCCTTACGGCGAGGATGTGGGCAGGCTGGTCGAAGGCTCCGTCACAATGAAGACCGGCGGCGTATTAGATCCGAACAATAATATTATCCAGGTTACAGGCGGCTCCGATTTAGTTAGCCCCGGCAATGGCATACAGGTATTTGTGGACCATTTCCGCGGCAGGGTCACGATAGTGGTAGACAGCGGCGCGTTAAGCGGCGTGCCCGCCGGCATGTTGCACGCGGAGCTTAGGAAAGCTTTTGTTGGCGTCCCGACATATGCCGATTTCGTCGGCGTGGTCGGCACCGTTAAGATACAGATGATCCCGCATTAGGCCTGACTAACTATAAAAGGAGTGAGATATAAATGGCTAATACTTTAAAATACGGCGATAACGTAAAAAATATAATTACTTCCATGACTGCCGCCCAAGACAGGCTGCAATCAAATTTGCAGCGGATAATAACATCGGACAGCAAAGAGGAGATCCCGTACCATGAAGCTTCGCTTTACGAGCTTAATGACGACGACAGGGTAATCAACGACGCATTTGAGAAGTATACAAAGGGCGAGTTTGTCCCAGGGTTTAATTTTCACGATTTCCTCGCGACGCCGCAGGCAAAGATCCTTATGCCGCAGACCATTATAGGCGCAATGCGCAGGGCGCAGCAGGTGGAGAATTTCGTAAGCAAGCTGTATAAAGAAATCCCTGTCCGCAGCGCAAATATCGTTGTATTCCCGTCCATTGGCACGATCCGCGCACACGACCTGGCCGAAGGCATGGAGTACCCCGAAGAGGGCCTAGCGATCCAGACCCACCAGACCGACACGGTCAGCATTTTAAAAGTGGGCCTGCGCGTGGCTTATACCGAGGAGCTTTTGCAGGACGCCGAATGGGCGATTATATCCATTATGACCGAGGAACAGGGCAAGGCCATGGCCCGGCATAAAGAAGAAAAGATTTTCTACGAATGGCGCAAGCACGGCTGGACGGTCTTTGACAACGCGATCCGCGACGAGCATCCGGAAGCCGGGACGACCGGCGTGGACTTCCACAACCAGCTTAACGACACGCTTTCGGTTGACGACCTTTTGGATTTGATCATTACCGTAATGAATAACGAGCATGTGCCGACGGACCTTTTCTTCCACCCGCTTGTTTGGCCGCTTATGGCTTTTAACGGCTTGGTAGGGTCTATGGGCAGGGCGCCCGAGTCGCCTAACGCCTCGTTCCAGTTGGGCCCCGGCAGCATGAACGGCAGGCTACCATTTTCGTTTACAGTGAACCTGTCGCCTTTTGCGCCTATTGACAAAGAAGCGAGGACCTATGATTTTTTCTGCATCGACAGGAATAATATTGGCGAAGTCCTGATGCGCGAGAAGCTTACAACCGATAGGTTCACGGATCCCCGCGTTGACATACATAACGTCAAGTGCCGTGAGCGTTATGGGCTGCGTACCAACGATCAGGGCCGCGGCGTATGTATAGCCAGGAACATCAGCCTCGCCAGGAGCTGGCCGATTGCCGAAAGAACTACGGAAGTGCCCCCTCCATCGCACCTGTAAAATTATTTGTTTGTATATACATAAGGGGAATATCGCTTTTGCAGATATTCCCCTTTATTGATACCTTTTTAAATAAAACAGGAGGTTATTTATTATGCCGCTAAACGTGATGCTGAACCCTAAAAAGCAAGGCTGCTACGCTTATTTCGAACCTAATTCCGGCCTTCATTTAACTGTAAGGAAAATGCACGGCTCAATCAAGGAATTAAACCCTTTCATTTTTAACGCGCTTAAAAACGGGACCATTGTGCCTTTAAATTTCAGGGTGAACCTGGAAACCATGGAGGTTGAAATGATTGGAAATACAGCCGCGGGCAATCGTCCGGCTTCAAATATGCCGCCAGACAATAAGCCATATGCCAACACTGACACGCTAGTTGAGCCTAAAATGCAGGTATCCCGCCCGGCGCCCGGACAAAAGCAGACCGTTATAGAAAAGCCGCCCGAAAACCCGGCCGCACCGGCCGCGCCGACAAGGCGGCCGCAAAGCGACGCCGGGCAGCCTGAGCCAAGGAAGGCAAAAAGCCGGCCTGTCAAGGCAAGCAAAGAAGAGTAAATTATTAGCTTTGGGGCATTATCCCCCGAAGCGATAAATAAAGGATGGGGCGCATGGTTAATCAAACTTTCGTAGAAAAGAATTTAAGGATTATTGAGACAAGCCCTTATCCGTCGCAAAACGGTGTAGCTGTCGATACAAAAATAACCATCCGGGCGAACAGCCCCATTAAGCTTTCAAGCATAGAGCCTTCCGTTAAACTTGTCACTGCAAATAATTTTACGCCGGATCTGGTAGAGGACCATTTTGACGACATATTTGAAAAGACGCCGGGGATTGAATGCATCTTGACCTTTTCAAGCAACAGGATGGAAATCACGATGGAGCCCCGCAGCTTCCTGGATACCGATACAAAATATCTGCTTTTAATAAACGGGCTGGTGGATGTTTTTGAAAGCCCGCAAACTGAATTTTATTTTTCTTTTTTTGATACCAATACGGAAGGGGTACAGCGCGGGAGCGAATTAGTATTCCCGGGCGACAGGTCTATCCTTCAGCAGATGCCGGAATTCAAATGGATCCGGCAGCCTGTCAATGAATACATAATCCAGATTTCCATGTCCCCTTCTTTTGATGAGATTACATTTGAGCGATCCATCCGGCATGAAGAAACCGAAGCCGAAATAAACACGGTCCAGATAACGCCTGAGGTCATAATGGACGAGGGCACGTATTATTGGCGCGTACGGGCCGTGCCCGGGGTATGGAGTACAATCAATTCATTTTATTTTCAGCCAATAAACATAGTGCCTGTAACGAAAGAAGACATTGTATACCGGGACGCCGCGATAATGGATTATTTGAACCAAAACAGTATTATCGAGGTTACGGAAAATAACGTCAGCGGGTACCTTGCAAGCATAAACGAAGCGGTTTATTTAAAGCTGAACGGCAGGGTAGGCCCAGACAGCATTATAGATATAGTCTTTGCGCGCCTCCCTGGAAACGACGATGAAAGCATAATCGAAATAGATTTTGATTTTACCGTCGTCTATGTGCCGTCGGAAGACTCTACATATATAATTGTCTACCCGATTATAGAAGGCGAATAAAGGGGGCTTATTATGAACGGCCAAATAGAAAATAATTTCACGTACCACAAGCCCATAGGGGACCAGCCGCGGCGCTATAACCTGCTGCGGATGCAGGCAAAGGAGCTGGCGGAATTAATAGATAAATTTTGCCCCAACAGCCGCGAGAGGTCTATCGCCTTTACAAAATTAGAGGAATGCGTCATGTGGGCCAATGCGGCAATAGCCAGGAATGAAAAAGAATAGTTTTTTAATGTCAATTAAAGGGGGCGGTTACAATCGGCCTGATAGAAATAACCCATACCATTAAAATAAGGCCCGATGAATCTTTCGTCCCGGTCAAGGGCATAGACATAGAGGGCCTGGACAAGATACCGCTTGTCCGCGGCCCCGGCCCCATGCCATTGCGGGTAAGGGCCGGCAGCGGCTCCGAGGGCAATCGAGGACAATCGTCCTCTCGATTGTCCGAGGATGACCCAAGCAAACTGCATACTTATCGGAACGTCTTTAAAACAGCCCCCAATTTATTGTCCGGCGTTTTTGACACCGGCGAGGGGATTGATATAAACACGGTAAGTTTCAATCAAAATCAAATCATATTTAGACACATAGCAAGAGGCGCCGAAACCATCATTTTGGACTTTAATATAGACGAACGGAGAATATCCAGGATAATCGGCAATACCGGGCGTGCGCTAATTAAACAGGATCTTGACCCGCCGCTTGAAAAAAATTCTGTTTACCGGTTTAATTTTTTTTCCGACGACGTAGTGTTTGAAACAGAATTTAAAACCGAGCTTGACCCCTTTTTTGCAACGGTAAGGCAAATACGGCAAGACACCGGCGTAGCCCTGGACGGCGTTACCGACGAAACCATAGCCGACACGATCCACCATAACAGCATACTGGCATTGGAGTCGTGGAATATTTTAAACAGCGACGAGCTAGGCGGCGCCGCAATGATGGATCAGACAGACTATTCATATGGCCGCAGGGTAACGTCCACGACAAGGCCTTTCCTGACGCCGGCCGGCAGCACTACGGGCACTGTGTTTACCAATATGCATCAGTGGGTGCGGTTCAAAACAGCCATTGATTTGCTTATGGCAGTCTATTACGGGATTGCCACGAACCTTGGGGATATAAGCAAGCGCATTGGCACGGTCAATGTATCAAAGGGCACAAAGCTTCCGTATTTAAAAGACCTGCTTGACGAACTGCGCAAGCGCCTGCTTGAAATAGAGAAAGAGATATTCGGCTCCAGGATTATAGCCCATGAGACGCTGAAAGCCGGGGATACCCCATATCCGCGCCTGACGCCGCGGCCTTGGGAGGAAGTGACTTAATATGGATGTAGCGATTGACTTTAGGGAAGAAGTCCCGGACATGATTGACAGTTTCGGCTTCCATCTTTTAATCCAGCGGTCCTCAAGCATATTCCCGTGTTCATGCGCCTACGGCCGGAAAGAGCAGCTTTATAACAATACCGATAATTTTTGCAGGCTATGCAATAATACCGGGAAGGTAATAAAGCTGGATAAGCAAAAGACGCTCAAATGCGAGCATGATCCAACAATCTTTGATTTTACCGCGCTGGGTATAGACAATTCCCAAATAAATGATTTTTATTTTGATTATTTTGTCCCTGTCCAAAAAAACGATTTAATTTACGAAGTCGGGTGGGCAGACATTGTCATCAGCAAGCGGCCTTTAAAAACCGATCAGATACCGGTATCGCTCCATAATATTTACAGCGTCAAAAACCCGATCTATACAAGGGGCAGCGGCGGGAGGGTAGACTACCTGTTAGTTTTATGCCAAAAGCAAAATAGGAACCTGCGCCTCGCGCAGCAGAAATTTATCCGGAACTTCAAATACTATAACCGCAATTTCTTCCTGAGGGGCGGCGTGCTGTGAAATTTAATTATAAACCAAGGTATACCTCGCCCCAGCATTTTAACATCGACCCGGAAAAAAATTTATTTTTAATCGGGACAAGCGACAAGGGCCCTATAAACACGCCAATCGAATTAAACGAAATAGGGGCCGAGGGCATATTTGGCGGAGAGGGCTCCCTGATAGACGCGGTGCTGGAATTAAAAGAGGCATTTAATAATGATATTTATAACATGCATATTTTTCTGGTCAAATGCAGCGGCGAATATGCCAGCGTAAACATCAACGGGCAATTTTTTGTCTCTGCCATAACAACCGACGCCAGGCTTTCCGGCTCTTACGTTGAAATAAAAAACGATAGCATGGCCTTCATGTATCCGGGCCTCGGTATTACGGCAGTATATTATATATATAGCGCAAATCTGATAGAAGAAATAAATAACGACCTGTCAAACCCCGCCTATGTAATGGCATGGGAAGACGGCTTTGAATTGAACGAAGGGGCTTATTATTTTTCCGACCCGGACCCGCAAATTACGCTTACAAAAAATGAATTGTTTATAAAACTGGGCCAAACATACAACGTCCTTGAAGGGATGAGGGTACAGTATTTAATCCCCCTTGAGGCTTACATGGACAGCCACCACCCGTCGTTCGTATTTTCTGATTTTGAAGAGAGCGTCAAAAAAGCGATCCTGTCAAACGAAAAAGACTACCTTACATATGTAGATTCAGACGGCGTGCCATACAGGTTCTATAAGCAGATCCATGACTTCTGCTTAGCGCAGCTTAACGTCGGGATCATGACGACGGCCATTATGGGGTTCTCGCAGTCGTTTAATGAGTATTATTCGAATGACGGGGTCATTAAAAAAGTCTCGAACCTATACATAAAAGACATCGAGAGGTCAAGCTTTTTATTGTCGGCGGTATACGGGAACGTACAATACGCCAATAAGATAGACAGCTTCTATGTCCTGTACGGCGGGCTGTTGATAGTTTCGCAAAGCGCCCTGCCCCTCGCACCGGACGCTCCGGTCGCAGGGGTCGCACCCCTCGCAGGGGTCGCACCCCTCGCAGGGGTCGCACCCCCTGCCGCGAGCCTTACAAATTACGAATTGCCGAAACATTTGAAATATTTAGACAACTTCCCGGACAAAGAGCTGGCTTTTATGTTTGAAAACGGCATAACGACATATAGGTACAGCTTCTTAAATGATTTTGTCTTATTTAACAATGTTACGTTTACAACGCCGGAAAGCAGCTATTTTTATTTTGACGATTATAAAATCTGCTTCCTCGTCGCGACAAGGGTAAATACCTTCCTTAAAAAACACTTGGGGAAAAATATCAAAGAAGTGATAGATTCGCATACCCTTCCAAGGGGCATTGAGGAAATCTTCAAAAGTATGCAAAACATCTTTTTTAATGAATATGAATTTTCAATCAATTTGACAAGGCACAGCGTCACTGTCCCGTTTGGCGTCAGGACGCTTGACAACACGCACTATATAAGGGCAAAAGCGTCTGCCCCTATCAATTGACGGGCGGTGGTTTTATTAGCAGTTTTGAAGATTATTTTGGCGAAAGCGCTGACAGCAAAAGCATAGCTGACAAGGATTTTTTTAACCAGCTAACAAGGAGCGAGATAGCCCAAACGGCTGAAAGGGATTTCACCCACAATATCCTGCAAAACAATGATGCGGGCATCCCATGGCCGGAAATGGAAAATACATATTCGATTAAAAAAATATTTGAGGGGAAGGATCATTTTTTTACCGCCGACGCCAATATCGACGACATAGACATTATGGCCGCCGAGCTTGGGGAAATAATGGACACCATAATGGGCGTAGGCTGGGGGCGGTTCACCGCTGATTTCATAACGCCCGCCGGAATGGCCGAGGCGTCCGGGAACCCGCCCGAAGTAATGCTGCCGCAGATCGTATACGACTATACGTCAAGGATAATAAATATCCATGTGCCAAAGCCCACGCTCTTTAACGTTATAGAAGAAGTGGTTGGCGGGAAA